TTATGCCTTGATTTCCGTTTCGCAGGGGAGAATGAACCGAATGTCATCCTTGGCGTAAACCGTCATGCTCTCGACCAGGTCGCTCCACATGGATTCCTCGAACTCCGTCACCTCATCCGGCAGCTTCTCCACCGCGGCGATGAACCTTGCGAACTCGCGCTGGCGGATGCCCTTCTGCCGAATCTCGGCCGCCACATCGCCTCGGCGTTTCTTGACCGCTTCGTAGCTTGAAACCAAGGCATCGTACCGTGCGTTGTAGTCATCCTGATTCTGAGCGACCCTGGCGTTCGTTGCGATGAGTTCTTGAATGGAGTCAGCGTCACGGTTCATCTGCTCATCCAGTTCCCGCAGCGTTTTCTCCAAATCGTCCGTGCCGGCGTAGGTAGCCTGGATTTCGCGGAGGTCCGCGAGAATCGGCTCCCGGTCGGCGGCGAGCTTGTTCACCGCGCGGATGAAAGCATCCTTGATCTCATCCTCCGTCAGGTGTGGGGTCACACATTTATGGCTCTTGTCCTTGTACTTGGCGTTGCACTGCCAGATGACCCTGCGGTAGCGGTCGGTGCTGTGCCAGACCTTTGAGCCGAACCATCCGCCGCAGCACCCGCACCTGATCCTTGATGAGAAGATGGTGCATCCGCTGAAGCTCTTCGTCCTGCTCCGGATGTCCATGATGTCCTGCACCCGGTCGAAGACCTCCGGCTCGATGATGGCGGGATGGCTGTCCTCCACATAGTACTGCGGGACCGCGCCGTCATTTTTGACGCGCTTCTTCGTCAGATAATCCACCGTGTAGCCCTTCTGGAGCAGGGCGCAGCCCTTGTATTTCTCATTCGACAAAATGGACTTGACCGTGCTGTTGTTCCAGATGTCGTTTCCGGCGGGGCTTTTGATTCCCAGCTCCGTCAGCTTCTTTGCGATGGCAGTGTAGGACAGGCCGGCAAGGAACTCGGCGTAGATGATCCTCACCGTATCGGCTTCCCCCTCGTTGATGACCAGTTCCCCGTGTTCGCCCCGGTCGTAGCCGAGGAAGCGTCCGAAGGGAACCGTGGCCTTGCCGTCGGCGAACCGCTTCCTCTGCCCCCAGGTGACGTTGAGCGAAATACTCCGGCTCTCCTCCTGGGCGAGCGAGGACATGATGGTCAGGAGAAGCTCGCCCTTGCTGTCGAAGGTCCAGATGTTCTCCTTTTCAAAATAGACCTCAGTGCCGTGTTCCTTCAGCTTTCGGATGGTCGTCAGGCTGTCCACCGTGTTGCGGGCGAAGCGGCTGACGCTCTTAGTGAGAATCAGTCCGATTTTTCCGGCAAGGGCGTCCTCGACCATGCGGTTGAAACCCTCGCGCCTCTTGGTGCTGGTGCCGCTGATGCCTTCATCGCTGTACACGCCGGCGAACTCCCATTCATCGTTGCCCTGGATGTAGGTGGTGTAGTAATCGCACTGTGCCTCGTAGCTGTTCTGCTGGTCTTCGTGGTCCGTGCTGACGCGGGCATAGGCCGCTACCTTCCGTTTCGTCTTTTCGGCAATCGGTGCTGCGGTGAAGCGGCTGACCGTCGCCGGAATCTTTGTCACTGTTGCCATCAGTCTGACTCCTTCCTTTTCCTGTGAATCTGCTTGGGCGGGATGTACCGGAACTCCTTTGACCCGCCCTCCTTGAAGTGGAGCGTGACCATATCGACATTCACGCTGATGCCAGACAGCGTTTCAAACATCCTGTCCGCGTCGAAGGACTCCCATCCAAGGGCGACGGCGACCTGCTTCTTCAGCGCGCTGTCCCTGAACACCAGCGGTCTCGGAGCGCCCTTTGCCCGCTGCGTGTGTTCCACATCCACCCAGCCGACCTCGGTCGACCCGTCCACGTAGTGCTTGAGCGACGCCTGCAGGTGCCCGCCGCAGTTCTCGCACTCGATGAAGTGGGAGAAATCGTACCGGCAGAGACCGCATTCCCTGGTGCGGAAATACTCGGAGTGCGCTTTGCGCCGTTCCTCCGACCACTGCGGCGGCCGGTGTTTCGGGTGCGGCCCAGATTCCCCGTCGCGGTGGTAGAAGTAGCTTGCCTTCTGCGCGATGCCGTTGACGATCTCCACACCGTACCGCTCGGCGAATTCCTTCTGCGCCGCCTCGAACGTCTCCATGCTGATGATGGCGGGGTGTGTCCCCTCAATGAAGTACATGGGCAGCTCGCCGTTGTTTTTGGTCTGCTTATGCGTGATGTGGTTCTCCGTGTAGAACTTCTGCGCCAGGGTGCATCCCGTGTACTTTTCCTGCCGGATCATCCCGGAGATGACCTCGCCGCAGAGCTTCTTTCCGGCGTAGGACCTGATGCCTTCCTCGGTCAGCTTCTGCCCGATGATGTAGCAGGAATCGCCGTCCAGGAACATCTGGAAGATTTGCCGGACCACCGCCGCCTCGTCCTCCTGGACGACCAGCTTCCCGTTCCTCGTCCTGTAGCCGTAAATCTTGAAGCCGCGGGAATCCCCGCGCTCGTACCGCTTGCGGATGCCCCACTTGCAGTTTTCCGAAATGCTCCGGCTTTCTTCCTGTGCAAATGAAGCGAGGATGGTAAGCATCAGCTCGCCATCCCCGTCCATAGAATGTATCCCTTCGTCCTCGAACCACACGTCAACGCCGATCTCCTTCAGATGGCGGACGGTTTCGAGCAGGTCGACCGTGTTCCTCGCAAAACGGCTGATCGACTTTACCAGCACAATGTCCACACGACCGGCATCGCAGTCGGCAATGAGCCGGTTGAACTCGCCGCGTCTCTCGATGTCCGTGCCGGAGATCGCGTCGTCGGCATAGACGCCGGCGTAGAGCCATTCCGGGTTGTTCTGGATGAAGGAACTGTAGTAGCTTACCTGGGCCGAGAGGGAGTGCTTCAGCCTTTCCGTTTCCATCGAAACGCGGGCGTAGGCGGCGACCTTTTTCCTGGGCTTCAGTGCCGAAGTATTGGACTCAAGAATGTTGATTTTCACCCTGAGACACCTCCTTTCGGTCACTATTCATCACTCTTTTGCGCTCTATAAGCAAGTCCTTTCTGACTAACAGGCCACCAGACTTTGGACGGTATTTTTGTTGGAATCTTGTATCAATTTCAAAGAATTCTTCCTCCGAGATAATGCCGGTTCGCAGCATCCGCCTGGCGTGGTACATGACCATCTGGTAGCGCCTCTCGTTCTCGAATTCCGTCTCAGTCATCCGCATACCGCACCCCCGAACCTGTCCTCGATGTAACACTCGTGGGAGCAGTACTTGCGGTTCCGATTCCCATAGGCCGTGAAGGGCTTCCCGCAAACCGGGCAGACGAATTCGTACATCGCCTTCCGGTTGACGAGGTGCAGGTGGGTGTTCCACCACTTATTGCGGCAGGCGTCCGAGCAGAACTTCTTCTCCTTGCGCCCAGGGTACTGGACGACGGGCTTTCCGCAGCAGAGGCAGGGCTTCTCCGTGATCCCGTGAGCGGGTGTCTGTGCCTCCGCCGTCCCCGCCAGGCCGTTCCTCCGGCAGTAGGTTTTGACCGAGCTTTCACACACCCCGGTGAGTTGGCTGATCTTCTTGTATCCGTATCCTTCCCTGCGGTATTCCGCAATGGCGGTCTTCTGAGCGTCCGTCATTTTCTCCACCTCCGAATCCGGGAAGGCGGCTTGTTATCGTTATTTCCTGTGCCTTCCCGGTTCCTAAAAGAGAAAAGAGCGCCATCTTGCCGAAAACTTCTCAGAGTTTTTTCGGACGTATAAATGGGCAAAAAAAATAGCGCCTGCGGACATCCTTCTGAGGGATGCCCACAGGCAAAAAACATGGTCAGATTCTGGCGGCATAGTTGAGGGAAATCCAGCCGGCGCCGGACTTCAGCCTGCCCCAATTGCCGGAAACCTGGACGATGGTGAAGACCCCGATCCCCGTGAAGTACCCGATCCTGGGGTACTCCGTGCCGGGGCCGGTGCGGATATTGAGGTCGGGAATCGTGACGCGCACCAGGAACGGCACATCCGCCGTGGGTTCCGTCTGCGCAGGCGCGGACTGCTTCCCGGCGTACTTGTCGAAATACTTCTGGCCGTATGCCGCCCGTTTCTCCTGGACGGCCGCACTCTGGTCGGCGGGAGCCTCATACTTCTTCAGCACGATGTCGGACGCCTCCCGGACGGACGAGGTGTTTTTCAGCGTGGTAAGGACGACGCTGTAGCCCTCCAGTTCCTTGCAGAGGAAACCGAGCTGCATGGCAAGGTCGCCGATGGAAACGCCGCGCTCCTGGGCATATGCGAGAAGCGCCGCCTTGCGGGTGTGCCACGTCCACTGAGCCAGCCCGTAGCCGTATCCGTCCCGGACAAAGTTGTCATAGGAGCCGGAGTCCATCGCCGCCGTGAACTGCTCGTCCGTCATGCCGAGCGCGTTGTTCCCGGTGTTCTGGAGGTTGCTGGCCTTGAGCGCGGACTCCGCGTAAAGGTTGCCCATCAGACCCGCCGCGCCGTAGGGATTGCCGATGAACGAAAGGAGCGTGTCCCAGATGGTTTTCTCACTGTCTCCCTCGGCCGCGGGAGCGGCAGGCATCACGGGCTGGGCTTCCGGCACGGCGTCATAAGCGGGACGGCCATAGCCAAGGATGCGGCTGTTCGTGAGGGAGTAGTTGCGGCGCGCCACCTGGTCGCTGGTGTTGCCCTCGATGGTGTGTACCTGCCTGGCGTCCACCGACTCCACGATACCCGTGTGGGTGCTGTTGTCCAGGGATGTGCCAAAGAAGATCTGGTCGCCGGGCTTGGGTCCGCTGGTGTGGAACTGCCCCTTGTTCTTGTAGTAGCGGAGGGAATAGGTGCATCCAGCTCCCGCGGATTTCTCCGGCTGGCAGAGCAGGCGCAGCGCGTTCTCGTAGCCGTAGGCGGTCAGGAAGCACCAGTCCACGAACATATCGCACCAGGCATAGCCGTTCTTCTTCCCGTTGTACCACTTCGGATACTTCTGGTCGAAGTCGCGGGCGTACTTGGTATAGTTGCCGGACCCGGCGTTGGCGGTCTTGTCGTCAAGCTGGGCGTTGGATTTCTTCTCCTTGTAGCCGACCTCCGCCGCGGCAACGGCGATGACCTTCGATACTGCGCAGGCGGCCGGAGCCGGGAGTGCGGCGTAGGCTTTCTCAAGCGCATCCCTGGTCTTCGCGTCATAGACGCCGGTGACCGTCAGCCCCTGGGCGGACTGGAAAGCCGTCAGCCCGGCGAGGGTGTTGTTCCCGAAATCGCCGTCTGCACCGTCCGGGCCGCAGGAGAAACCGCAGGCGATCAGCATGGTCTGCATGGCTTTCACTGCGTCCCCGGTACTGTCTTTCCTGAGACTGCCGTCGTCTGCCGCCGGAGCCGTCCCGCCAAGGGCGGCTGTCACCTTCGCGGCAAGGTCGCCCATGCGCTCATACATCCAGTTTCCGGGGCAGGACTTGTTGGCGAACCACCGATGGACGGTCAGCACCATCTCGTCAGCGGCGGGGGTATAATCGAGGGTCTTGTCCTTGTCCGCCAGCCAGAGCAACTTCTTCTTGCCGTTGCGCCGGCAGATGTCCGCGCAGAGCTTGATGAGGGTCTGGTAGACCGCATCCCGGAAAGCGTAGGGTTCCGAAGTATCGCTGGCGCATTCGATGGTGACGGCGCGCTGGTCGTTGGCGTTGGAGGAACTGCACCAGGAACGGTTCTTCTCCTCCACATACAGGCCGACCCGTCCATCCTTATCGATGCCATAGTTGGAAGAAGCCTGGGTGCTGGTCTTCTCAAACCATTCACCCAGGCCCTCCACTGTACACTGGCCGACCACGCAGTGCGGCGTGATGCGGTCGATGCTGTGTGTCCGCTGCCCGCTGTGGTTCGGACTCAGTTTCGTATATGCCACCATAGGGCTGTTCGTATATGCCATAATCACTTGTCCTCCTTTTCAGCGCGGTCGTGGAGCTGCTCCAGTACGTCCTTCAGTTTCGTGGGAATGGGCAGGCCGAGATGGGCGGCGTTCTCCATCAGGCTGACGCCTTCGTTGGAGATGTAGAAGAAGATGACCGCCGTCCGCAGCACGGAGCCGCTGCCGATGACCTGCGCGTCGATGATGTGGCCGATGCCTACCAGCAGGAAGATCAGCACCTTTTTGAAGATGCCCTTCGCCCCGACCTCGCTGGAAAGGCTGTGGTCTATCACGGCGCACATGACCCCGGTGATGTAGTCGATGACCACAAAGGCGATCAGCGCGTACAGCAGACCGTCGCAGCCGCCCAGGAACCAGCCCAGCCAGCCGCCGACAGCAGTGAAGATGATTTGAATGGTGTTCCAGAATTCTTTCATGATGGAAGTCCTCCTTGATAATAATTGAGAGCCGCGGCGGCGGCTCCAGGTTACTTATTGTGCGTTGGCGGTCAGGTCCTCTATAGAGAAGAGATAGGTTTTGAGATTGGCTGTTCCGGCGTTGTCCTTCGTCACCGTGACATACCCGTTATCCGCGGCTTTGAATACCACAGCGGAATACGCAGCCGGATTAGACAGGTACACGAGCGTAGTTCCCGTGACGTTTGAACTCGCCACAGAGGTGTCCTGCGTCGTAAAGACCGCGCGGAAGCGTGAGCCGACCACAGACCCAAGCGTGAGCAGATACGTCTTGTCTGCTTCGACCTGGTACACGTCGGAATAATTGACGGTATCGCCGCCGATCCTCCAGCTGTCGGTATAAACATAGCCGGTATCGAGATCGAAATAATGCGGTTCCAATGCTTCCGCTCCGCCGCTGATGGCGGCGATTGCCGGCCCCATCTGGGCGGGCGTGTAGGTGTCCTGCGACCCGTTCTTCTGGCGGATCGCATTGGCTATTGCCTGCAGGCTGGATTCCTGCACCAGTACGTTTGCCATCAGTAGCTCACCCCGTTTCCATCCGTGATCAGCGCGATCTGCGCCGCGACATAAGCGGCGATGCCCCCGGCGTTGGCAACGGCGCTGTTGGCGTCATAAGTTCCGGCGGTCATGTCGCCGCTTCCGGCTCCGTCCAGGACATCGAAGCCCTGCCCGGAGGGATGCACGGCATCGGTAATCGTCACCCTGTGGCCACCCGTGATGTTGGTGATCGTCACGCCGGGACTGACGCCGTTTGCGCCTGTCGCGCCCTGCGGTCCTGTTGCTCCGGTCGCGCCGGTTGGACCCTGCGGCCCGGTCGCGCCCGTGTCTCCCTTATCTCCCTTGTCGCCCTTCGGCCCCCGGAAGTCGCCGCTTGCGACTGCTTCCGTGACCGCCGCCTGGACGGAGGACGGGATGCTGTTGTTCATCGCGTTCAGTCCGCTGACCAGGGCGTCCCGGACTTCCTCGCCCCGCGCCGCTTGCTGGATTGCCTGAATCTGTCTTGAAATGTCTGCCATGATGGTCACCTCCTCGTTCCGCTCTTGCCGAGCTTCCGTATATGCCGGAGCCACCCGTCGATGGTCACGGACTCCATCTGCATCCCCTCCATCACGCTGCGGCTGCGCACGCCGTTGGATATCTGCATCCGGGTCTGCGGAGGGATGCCTTTCCACAGATCCTCATGCTTCCTGAAATAGGCGGCAAAGCGCCGTTCCGTTTCATCCCGGTAGTCCCGGTTCTCCTGGTTGATCCATTCCGGCTTGTTCATGGTGTAGTAGGCGTCGAAGATCATGAAGGCCGCATAGAACGACGCCCTGTCCATGAGACCTCGTTTCAGGAACTCATCGATCAGGGCGTCGTTGGAATCGAGCATATTGCGGTAGGTTTTCAGGATGTATTTCGGGTCGTGGCGGCACACGCTTTCATCCCGCCAGCGCCAGAGGTAAAACGGCGTCTGGCAGTATTTCACGTTCTGGCTAAGGTTCTGGCAGAGGATATTGAAGAAGCTGTCCTCATGGATGGTCAGCGCGTCGTTCCAGCGGATGCCCTGCCGGATGAGGTATTCCCGCCGATGCACCTTGCCGTGGACGAAGGTGCTGTCCTGCTCATGGTTGATGTAGGTGACCTCGCCGGTTCCCGGAAGCCTGGTCTCCTCGATGAAGACGGAGATCAGACTGTCGAAGCCCGTCCGCATTTCCTGAAAGACGATCCACAGGCCGCAGGCGTTGTAGAAGAGGTCATCCGCGTCGCAGAACATCACATAGTCCGCCGTGGCGTAATCAAGGCAGGCGTTCCTGGTTGCTGATACCCCCCGGTGCGGTTCCTTGTGGTACTCGACGGCAAACGGATAGCATTCCAGCAGCCCGTCCGAAAGGAACACCTCGGAGCCGTCGTTGCAGATGATGGCGCCGATCTCGTCAAAGGGGACGTTCTGCTGAAGGGCGATGCTGTCCAGGAGCGGCTTGATGATCTCATCCGTTTCCTGGTACTGAGGAATAAGGATTTGCAGTTTCATATCGGTTTCCTTTCTCATGCTCCCTCCGCCGGGACCGATACGATCCGGCTGGAGAGGTAATACCATCCGTTTGCTCTCACATAGGAACTGTACAGGCTTTCCGGGACGTAGATTGTCCCGAACTGGCCCGCAACGTCAGAATAGCCGCCTATCGGCGTCGAACTGAACACCGAGGAGGCGGCAAGCGCGCACATGACAGGACCCATCAGATAGAGGCTGACGAGGTTGACGCACCGCTGGAACGCACAGCTGTATATCGAAGCCGCTGACGGAAGGCTCACCATCGCCAATGCGGCGCAGCTGAAAAAGGCGCTGCTCCCGACGGATGCCGCTCTTGGAAAGACCGCTTCCTCCAGAGCGGTACAGCCGTAGAACGTATAACTCTGGATGGCTTTGACAACGGGCATAGATACACGGGACAGCGCCGTACAGGACTGAAAGGCGTATGCGCCGACCGACAGGACAACGGAGAAGCTGACCTCCGGCAGGGCGGAACAGCCCTGGAAGGCATACATCCCGATGTTCCTTGCATACCGGATATCTACTTCCGTCAGCGCCGAGCAGCGGCAGAACGCATAGGTTCCGATCTGGTTCACCAGCGGCAGGTTCACAGAGGACAGGGCATAACAGTACGCAAACGCGCTGGCGTCCAGGGCGCGGACCTTCGGAAAACTCATGTCCGTCAGGCTCCGGCAGTACATGAACGCCCGCGCCCCGATCGAGGTCACGGACGGAAACGCCACGGAGGAAAGCGCGGAACAGCTGTAGAAAAGCTCATCCGCGATCACCGTCATGGCGGGCAGGCACATGGTCGTGAGCGACGGGTTCCATTTGAACGCTCCGGAGCCAGCCTCCGCCGCGTTCGGGAAGAAGACGGACTCCATCCGGCACCCGGCAAACGCCTCGCTTCCGATGGTCACGGCGGCCGGAAAGCTGAGCGTCCGTATGCCGGAGCAGTAGTAAAAAGCGCCGCTCCCGATGGTTTCCGCCATCGGGAAGTCCGCGTCCGTAATCCTGTTGCAGTTGCCGAAGGCGCGGTACCCGATCTCCCGGAGCGCCGGGAAGGATATCGCCGTCAGGCTGTAGCAGCTTTGGAAGGCATAGCTTCCCACCGCCCTCGCCGACGGAAAGACCGCCTCCCTGACCCATGAGCAGCTGTAGAAGGCGTAGTTTCCAATTTCCCGCGTCATCGGGAAACTGATGCCGGACAGATAGCGGCAGGAGTAAAAAGCGTAATCCCCAATCTTCCTCGCCGCCGGGAACGACACCGATCTGAGGCTGGCGCATGAATAAAAAGCATACGGACGGACGGCGGCGGCATAGCCCGTCGGGTCATAGACCGATGACAGGGTTTTATTCGCAAGTCCGGTCCACACGCTGTCGTTTTCCCCGGAGGGAGTGACGGAGGATTCCTCCCGCCCGAACAGGACGGCGTTGCCGATTATCATGCACATCACCTCGCTTTCGATGCTTACGGCTCATCCGGGACGGATACGATCCTGGCGGAGATCGCGCTCCAGTTCACGGCAGACAGGTACTCGCTGTACAGGCTTGCCGGGACGTAGACCGAGCCGGGCCTGCCCGCCGACGCGGTATATCCGCCTATCGGCGTGGACGAGAATGCCGCCAGGGACGCAAGAGCGCAGACCGACGAGCCGAGCAGGTACAGGCTAACCAGGTTAAAACAGCTTGTAAATGCCCAGCTTCCCAGCGTGACCGCCGCGGGAAAGCTCGCCGTCACAAGCCCGGTGCAGTAACGGAACACGTCCCCGGAGAGCGTCTGAGCCGCCGGGAAATACACCTCCGACAGCGCGGTGCAGCTATAGAACGCATAGGTGCCGACGAACACCGCCGCCGGGAAGCTCAGTTCTTCCAGTCCCGAACAGTTGTAAAAGGCGCTGGCGGGGATCGACGCCAGCGCCGGGAAATCCAGTTTCTTCAGCATTGTGTAGCCCCGGAACACCGAACCGATGGATGACAGCGCATCAAAGCGGACCGCCGACAGGGATGTGCAGCCCGAAAATGCGCTGGAGCCTATCGACACCACGGCCGGAAAGGACACCGACTCCAATGCCGTGCAGGAGAAAAACGCATAGTTCGATATGACGGATGCCGCCGGGAAGGATACGCTTCTCAATGACGTACACCTTGCAAACGCATACCCGGAGATGTATGCTGCCGCCGGGAATTCCGCGCTCTCCAGGGCGGCGCAGTTCGAGAACGCGCCGTACATGATGGACGCCGCCGCCGGGAAGCTGACCTCCGTCAGGGCGGCGCAGTCCAGGAAAGCGTTCTGGCCTATGACCTCCGCCGCGGCAAACTCCGCGGTCTTCAGCGCGGGGCAGGACGCAAACGCCGTGTTCGCCAGCGATGTCAGCGCCGGGAAACACACCCTCGAAAGAGCGGAACAGTTATAAAAGGCCTGTCCCGGCAAAGCGGTCACCAGCGGAAAGTCCGCTTCCGGGAGCGCAACGCAATCCCGGAATGCCCCCGCACTGATGGTATCCGCTGCCGGAAAACTCACGCTCACAAGGGCGGAGCATCCGCTGAACGCATACGCGCCGATAAACGACGCTGCCGGGAATGCCGCGCTTTCCAATGCCGCGCAGGACAGGAACGCGCTCTGCCCGATGGATACAACCGATGGAAAGCTCACCAGACTAAGCGCCGTGCAGTTCTGGAAGGTCCCGTACTCCAGTTCCATCACAGCCGGAAAGTCGGCGGACGGAAGCGCCCGGCAGTTATAGAACGCCTGCGCTCCAAGGGACGTGACGGTCGAAAAGCGCACGTCCGACAGGCTGGCGCAGCCCTGGAAGGCATACCGGCTGATGGATACTGCCGCCGGGAAGTTTGCCCGCACAAGGGCGGACAGGCCGTTCATGGCATAGCTCGGAATGACCGAAACGAGCGGGCAGTCCAGCTCTGCCAGAGCGGAGCAGCTTATAAAGGCGTTGCTTTCCATCGCAAGCGCAGCCGGGAAACTCGCCCGTTCCAGGGCGGAGCATCCCGCGAAGGTGTATGTCCGAATGCTCTGAGCCGCCGAGAGCAGCACGCTCGTCAGCGCGGCGCATCCGCTGAAGGCATAGCTTCCGATTTCGGACGCCAGCGGGAAGCTGATCTCCGACAAAGCCCGACACCCGTCAAAAGCAAAGCTGCCGACCTCTGCTGCAAGGGAAAAAGCCGCACTCCGCAGGTTTTCACAGCCCCGGAATGCGAAGCTGACGATCTGTGTCACCAGCGGTAGGCTGATCCGGGAAAGCACCGTGCAGGACTGGAACGCTCCGTTCCCAACAATCTCCGCCTGCGGGATATAAGCATCAGTCAGTGCATACAGGCTGGCAAACGCCGCTCCGCTGATGGTCTTTGCTGTCGGGAAGCTGACCGTTTTCAGCGCCGAACAGCTGTAAAACAGGTTTCCGACAATCAAGCTCACAGCCGGAAAGTCTACGGACTCCAATGCGGTGCAGCCGCTGAACGCGCCCGTTCCCATTGTCGTCACGGCAGGAAACAGTACGGACTTCAAAGCCGTGCAGGACTGGAAGGCATAGCTCCCAAGCACTGTGGCGGAAGGAAAGCTCACGTCCTCAAGCGCCCGGCAGTCTGTGAATGCGCTGCTCCCGATTGAGAAGGTAGCCGGGAAAGACACTCTCTCCAGGGCGGCACAGGACCGGAAGGCGTAAAATGCGATCGACGCCACCGATCTCCCGGCATCGTGTATTTCCGCGACCTCATCCGCAATGATGCCCGGCCACAGCAAATCCGCATCTGCCCATGACGAGCCGCCTGTACGTAGGGTGACAGGATTTCCAATAATCATGCTCACACCTCCGTCACGGTACACTGAATCGTCAATTCATCGGACGGAGCGGCTCCCAGCGCGCAGGCGGTCAGCGTCCCGTTGTCGTTCTGGACCCAGAGCGCCGTCACGCCGTCCAGGAGAAGCGACGCAAACACACCAGCGTCCGGCTGGATGTCGACCTTGCTGCGGGGCGTGATTCCGGCAAGGGAGACCGTCTGTGTATATGGGCCGCTCCCGTCCCAGGTATCTGTCAGGTGGATGGAGTCAAGCCGGATGCCGTCCTGCTTTTCAGAAAGCGCCGTGTACACAGCCCCGGAGGAGACCGGGTTCCCGCTTTCGCTCACAGGCTCTGTGTCGATGGTCAGCGTGTCCTGCTTGCCCTGAAGGACCGCATAGATTGCCTTGTTCTGCACTGGGTTCTCGGAGGAACCGGACATTTCTGAATCGACCGTCACGGTGGCGCGGGCATCGATTTTGCGCAGGGCGTCGACGATGGCGTCACGGACTTCTTCCCCGCGGGAGGCAAGCTGTATGATCCTGATTTCAGTATTGATGTCCGACAAAGCCACCGCCTCCTTCCTTATCGATAGTAGCTTCTCACATATTCTGCCACGGAGCCGAACATCGGATTGTTATTCTCAAGAATACTAACCGAGCCGTCCAGATCCGTGTGCGCCCAGCTATCCATCTGCGGGTCTTCCCAACTGGTTATTTCTTGCCTGCCCACGTTCCAGCCAGAATCATAGTTGTCGATGTGCTTGTGTCCAGAGAACATCGGTGCTTTCACGGTGTAGCATTTTCCATAAGATGAAGTCAGCCGTCCGGGGACTTCATAGCCGTAGATTGTTGGCGAAGAAGCACCAAGCAGTATACTGTTACTCCCATACAGATGATCCATGTCTGTAAAAAGGTAAGCTCCTTCGCCGCCAGGGGAACCAGCCGGACGAAAAACAAAGCCCATACTCAGATAAACATATCGCTCTTTATCCAGTTTAATAGCCGAAGCGATGTTGCCGGTATTTGCATAGTAACCGTTGCCGATAGAATCCGGCGCACTGTAGGGATAGAATGTTTGCCTTGCCTTGATCGCGTAATAGGTGGAATATGATTCTGGGTCATAATCCCAAGCCCTCATTACGGGGTGTGTTGTACTGGAACTCACAACCCGTTCCAGAATAATACGGAACGCCATCTTGGTGCTTGCAGCCACAGAACTGCTTCCACCGTCAATGTATTTATTGTAGATGGATTCTTTTGTATAAGGCACCCGGCAAAGCAGTCCACAAGCAGGAGTGATCAAGTATTCTGTACCAGAGAAGTTTCGGTACTGTTCCGCAATGCCCCACGGCGGTTTTGAGTATTTCTCGTGGCTTGCTGAATGCGGACTGTAGTAATCTTCCGGCGCGGTCAATGGTACCATACCAATGTAAAGCGGGAACACCGTATCAATGCGCACGGTGTCTTCCACATACCCCGTCGTGATCGCTTCAGCGTAGTGCGAGCTTGGCCGCATAAACCCGTGGCTGTTGCCATGAAACGTGAAGCTCACCCTGTTCCGGTATTTCAGCGTATAGCGGAAAAGCTCCGGGTAAACGTGTTTGTCGCCCACATACACCGCGCTGACCTTCCGCATACTTGTGGGAGGCAGTTCCATCTTGCGGATCTCGTTGGCATAGTATTTTGCCGGCGTTGAGATGTGGGAGGTCTCATAGTACGCATGGGGATTGTTGTTTCCGACTCGAATCATAATGACCCCGCCTCATAGATAAAATAATCGTCAACGGTTTCCGAACTCTGGATGTAATAGATCGTGTGGTTGTCGTAGGTTCCGAGCGCCTGGTACTCGGACGCCGTGCCGAACCAGTGCCCCCAGCCGTCGTTGCTGCCGTCCACGATCCCGTTCACAAGGTCCGACAGATCGGAGATGTCTCCCTGCACGCCGGAGATGGCGTCACCGAAATCCGTCTGAAGCCCGGAAATAGCATCGTCCAAGTCTGTCTGAATCCCGGAAATAGCGTCGCCCAGATCGGTCTGGATGCCGGAGATGGCATCGTCCAGGTCGGTATGCAGGCCGGATATGGAATCATCGAGGTCGGTCTGCAAATCCGAAATGGCCTCCTCCAGATCGCCGATGTCGATTCCGGGGATTTCCTCTATCAGGTCTTCCAGGCCGTCGATCCTCTCGCCCAGGGCTTCGATCTCTTCAGCGAGAGGATTATCCTCGGATTCTTCCTCCTGTTTGTCCTCCTTGTAAATCCGGGTAAGGGACTGCCGGGCAAGGTTGCCGAGCGTGATCTGCTTTGCCGCCGTATCCAGGCGGAGCGACAGCTTCGTCAACGGAAACTCACGGTCGACCAGGTGCGGGATGGAATGGCAGCGGATCATCTGTCCCACGCGGAACTGCTCGAAGTTGGCGTTCTGCGAATGAAGCTCCGCTGCGGAGCATTCGATGACCAGGTTGTTGAACTGCGTGTTCTGGAGGTACTCGACGCCGTCCCGGTACAGGGTGGCCGCTTCCTTCACACCAGAGAAAGTGACCGCTTTGGTAATGCGCCCGTAGACGGAAACAGCCTCGCTTTCAATCGTGTCCGAGCCGCCGTTGACGCTGGCGACCGTCAGTTCCTCGCCGGTCTCGGAATCCGTATCTCCCAGCGGTACCACGCAGGTGGCGATGGAGGAACCGTCAAAGCCAGAGGTAATGTCCAGGAGGTTCAGCCCGAACTCGACGGGCTGGTTGCAGGAGTACGGCATTTCCGCCAGCCAGTCGATGTAGTTCACTCCGTCTATGCGGCGCACAAACAGGTACCCGCCCTCGGCGTTGAGGCACTGCCGCTTCAGCACATCGAAGGTCGATTCATAACGCAGCTTGCGGTAGACGGATTTGTCTGTCACTGTGATCTGGCCAACCGTGAACCGGCGGCTGGCGGCGACCTGCGCGTTGTGGTTCGCAATCACGGTACGGAAAAAGGTGTGGAGAGAAATGCTGTCGTATTCATGCGGCCGCTGGACGGAATCGTTGAAAAAAGCCAGCGCCCCTTCGCAGTACACAAGGCGCTGCTTCCAGAAATCCGTCTTGATCTCCACGGGCCGCCCGAACCAGATCATGTCCTCATCCTCGTATACCTCTATGGTCGAGAGCAGCGGCTGGACGCTCCCGTACAGGGCGTGTTCCGGCGGCATGGTGAACTCAAAGGCGCCCGCCGTGTTCAGTTCCGTATTCAGCTGCGGGGACAGCAGCACATGGTCCTTGTCCTCGTAATCCAGTATGTCGTTGCCGTCCATAATGACGCGGTAGATCATAGCGACACCTCCCGATAGCTGACAACCACGCTGCCGCTGCCGGAGAAGCACATGATGTTGTCTCCCGGCTGGAGCGCGAGGTTCGCGTTGTAATTTTCGCCCGCCACAAGCCCATAGGTCTGCCCGTTGAACAGGACGGACATGGGAGCCGAGCAGGTAAAAGTCGGCGTGGTGGAGCCCAGGCCTTCATAGATGAAGTTCCGGTACTTGGTCCCCTCCACGATGAACCTGCCGTAACGGATGGTGATATCAAACAGGTCGTCCCAATACCAGTCGTTTTCTTCACTGGAAACGATGCTCTGTTTGAAGGGGTCAAGGTTGTAGTCGATGGTGATCAGGGAGTATTTCGGGTCGGACTTCCATGCGTTGACGGAGAGCCGCCCGGAATACTGGAATGCCGGGTCATCCTCCAGGATGACCGTGTGCCTGCGCCCGTGCAGGTAATTCATGATGGAGGAATACACCGACGCCCATGTGCGTCCGGGACGCAGGGCAAACTCCCAGGAGCCTTCCCGCTGCCCGAAGGGGACGGAGCCCATCAGCAGGTCGGAATAGTCGAGGATGCCGTTGGACGCGGGAAGGTTCACATAGGTGGTTTTTACCTCCGGCGGGCTGACTACGGGCCGGGAGGTCGGGACCATGCCCCATTCCGTGAAAGTGTTCCTGCCGGATATGATTATGGAGTGGTACATGGTTACTGCCTCCTTTGCCGCATTGCCATCACGCCGAGCCGCTCATCCATCTGCGGGGCGAGCTGCCCGACCAGCGCCCCCGTGTCGGTGACCATCTTCATCTCCGCCAGTTTCGGCAGGTACGGGAGGTACTCCCCAAGCAGGGAAACCAGGGCGCTGTTCTGCTCACTGCGGTTGATGGTTTCCGTCATGGACGCGCCGCCGGACACATTGGGCGAGACCACCATGTCGGCGGACACGTCGCCGATGGCTTTCTGCACAAGCCCCCGGCTCTTCTCGATGCCCTTGGCAAGCCCGCCCATGAAGTCCGGCATCCAGCTTTCGTAGTCCGCCAGCGGTCCCTCATCCGGCACGGAGAAGTGGAGAAAGGAACGGATGGAATTTGCGATGTTTCGGATGGAGTCCGTAAGGGCTCCGATGGCGCTCTTGATGCCGTTGATAATTCCCACGATGATATCGCGTCCCCAGGTGTACGCCTGGGACGCAAGGTTGCGGATGAAATTCACGGCGTTGTTGAAGCCGGTCTGTATCGTGGTCAGGATGCCGCTGATGCTGTTTGCGATGCCGGAGCGGATGCTGTTCCACATGGACGAAACCGTTGTGGATATGGTCCGCATGGCATTGCTGACGGCGCTGCGGATATTCGACCAGGCGTTGGTGACGGCGCTCAGAATGCCGCTCAGAACATTCGATATCGTGGAGCGGATATTGTTCCAGGCGTTCCCCAGGAAACTGGCGACCGACGATACCACGGAGGTCACCGTGTTGCTGATGGCGCTCCACACGGAAGAGAAAAATGTGCTGATGGAAGTCCATGCGGTCTGCGCCGTCTGCGCGATGCTCGTCCATGCCTGGGCAAGCCATGCCTTGACCGATTCCATCACGGCGGTCACTTTCTCCTCCACGGCGTCGAGCTTCCCGCCGGTGATGTTGTTCACGGCGTCCCAGCCGACGGTGTAGTAGCCCTTGATGGCTTCCAGCGCGGCGGACGCTGCGCCAGCCATTCCGCCGCCATGCTCGTCGTAGGCGGTTTTGATGTTGTCCCATTTGCCCTGTACGGCGGTGGCGATCCCGTCCGTCACCGTGGACACGGTCCCGCTGATTCCGTTCCATACATTGGAGGCGGTAGTGCTGATCGTATCCCAGGTCGTGGACAGCCCGGTTTTGATTCCGTCCCAGGCGGTGGAAACGCCCGTGGAAATGGTATCCCACAGCCCGGTGAAGAAGCCGGACACACCGTTCCAGATGGTCTGCGCCGTCTGGGAGATTCCTTCCCACGCGCTGGACAGGAAGCCGGTGATGCCGTTCCATGCCGTCATCGCCGCTGTGCTGATCCCCGTCCAAATCCCGGAGAAGAAGTCGGAGATGCCAGTGAATATGGAGGTCGCCGTTTCGCTGACCCCGTTCCACAGCCCGACAAAGAAATCCCGGATGGCGTTCCATACGGTTTCCGCCACGGATTTGATGGTATCCCACAGCCCGGTGAAAAAGTCCCTGATCCCGTTCCAGACCGTAGTGGCAATGGTTGTAATACTTTCCCACAGGTTCACGAAGAAATCCTTGATGGCGTTCCAGACCGTGACGGCGATCTCTTTCACCTTTTCCCACAGGTTGATCCAGAACTCCCGGAACTCCTCGCAGTTGTTCCAGAGATAAATAAAGGCCGCGACCAGCGCGGCGATGGCGGCAATTATGAGGATGATCGGGTTGGCGGCCATGACCGCGTTCAGCCCGGCGAAGACTCCCTTCACGGCTTTGATGGCGCTGGCGACCTTGGGGACAATCGTCATGATCGTGCCCACCGCCGAGATGATTTTGCCTACGATGATAAGCACGGGCCCGACAGCCGCCGCGACCAGCGCGATGGTCGTGATGACCTTCTTCGTGCGCTCGTCCATGCTGTTCAGCTTGTCCACGAACCCCTGAATCCATCCGACAATATCCCGGATGACCGGCATGAGGATTTCACCGAAGGAGATAGCCAGTTCCTCAAGCTGGGATTTCAGGATGGTAAGCTGCCCCGCGAGGTTGTCCTGCATGGTCTCCGCCATCTCGGCGGACTTGCCGTCGCAGTTGGCAATGGCGGTGGAGAGCTTGTTGATGTCGCCTTCTCCGGCGTTCATCAGTGCGAGGAAGCCGGACATGGCGTTCTTGCCCACCAGTGATTCCGCGGCGGTTGCCTGCTCCGACTCGGATAGCTGGGAGAAAGCCACACGGCAGTCCGCCAGGATGTCCGAGAGGTCGCGCATGGAGCCGTCCGCGTTGGTGGTCTGGATGGTGACCTGCCCAAGCGCCTCGCCGGTGATATCGATAGGCCCCGCCATGTTGTTCATGATGGTGCGGAGCGCGGTGCCTGCCTGGCTGCCCTTGATGCCGGCGTTCGCCATCAGGCCGATAGCCTCCGCTGTATCTTCGGCGGAGAATCCCAGGGCTCCCGCGATGGGAGCGCAGTACTTGAACGTCTCGCCCATGAGCGAGACATTGGTGTTTGCGTTGCTGGATGCCGCCGCCAGTATATCGGCAAAGTGGCCGGAGTCGGCAGCGGACAGGCCGAATGCCGTCAGCGCATCCGTCACGATGTCGGAGGTTGTGGCAAGGTCCTCGCCGGAAGCGGCGGCAAGGTTCATGATGCCCTCGATGCCGCCCAGCATATCCTCGGTCTTCCAGCCAGCCATCGCCATGTATTCCATAGCGGAAGCCGCCTCGGATGCGGAGAACTTCGTCTTGCTGCCCATCTCGCGGGCTTTCTCCCGCAGGGCGTCCAGGTCGTCCCCGGTCGCCCCGGAGATGGCGGCCACCTTGCTCATGCCGGAATCGAAATCGGACGCGGTCTTGACCGCCGCCGCGCCGAGCCCGGTAACAGCGGCGGTGACCGGAAGGAACTTCTCGCCGACGCCGGAAACCGTCTCGCCGACGTCCTTGAGCTTTTCGCCCTTGGCGGCGATCTCCTGCAGGGCTGCGCCGGATTCCTTCGCCTGGTCTTCCAGGCGCTTCAGTTCCTGCTCGGTTTCAACGATCTCCCTCTGGAGCGCGTCGTACTGCTCCTGGGAGATGTCCCCGTTGGCGAGCGCCTGGTTTGCCTGTTCCGCGGCGGTCTTCAGCGTTTCCAGCTTCTGCTTCGTTTCGGAGACGGCGTCCGCCAGCAGCTTCTGCTTCTGGGAGAGAAGCTCGGTGTTGCCGGGGTCCAGTTTCAGGAGTTTCTCCACATCCTTCAGCTGGGACTGCGTGTTTTTGATTTCGGTGTTGACGCCCTTAAGGGCGGTCTGTAGTTTTGTGGTATCGCCGCCGATCTCGACGGTGATGCCCTTGATGCGGCCCACTCCCATGCGGAGACCTCCTTTCCGTTAAAATGCGTCCATGTCTGCCTGCGATGCGATTTCGCGGTATTCGCTCTGGCACTCGTCGTTCCCGCTCTCCGCGTACATATCGTTGACCATCCCGATGGTCAGGAGATCCAGATCACGGATGGAGAGCCCGATCTGTACGCAGCGGAGCAGGAACAGCGGCGTCGTCATTTCACGCTCGGTCAGGCGCCGTTTTTTTTACTGGTTACGTCCGTCTGGAGGTTCAGCCCCCAAAGCTCGATGATTTCAGGAAGCACCTGGTAGATCGAGAAGGTGTTGAAGCCGTCCAGCCATTCCTCCGGCGTGTCCGGGATGGAAGCGTCGGCGTGTTTCGCCATGATGTAGGCGATGTTCTCGAACATCTCAAGGGAGAACAGGTCAAGCGCGGACTCGTCCTCGCTGTTCTTGCCCACGGCTTTTTCGAGGGAGCGCAGGTCCTTGTAGATGTCCCGGTGGAACTTGATCCTGTAAATGCGCGGGATGGCGGCGGAGGCGCGGAAAGCGACCTCCTTGCCGTCAATCGTGATCGTTTTTACCATTCCCATCAGCCTTCGCCCTCCTCATCCTCGGCTGCCACATCGGGCAGGTACACGGCGCTGTACCAGTCAGCGTAGGTCTCGGCATCCGTGGTGTCGCCGGTCTTGGACTTCACCGTGCCGTTGGGCAGCGGGGACGCCTTGATGGTCAGCGTTTCGGTCTGCACCTCTTTGCTTTCCTCATTGGTCTTGCCCTCGATGCCGGGACGGGAAGCGGAGCAGTTGTACAGCACATGGCGGATGTGCTTCTGGTCCCCGTCGAACTCGAACAGCAGCGCGAACGCCGCCAGGTTGGATTCGGAGCTTTCCACCAGGACGCCGTTGGCGTCCAGGGATTCTCCCAGGGCGTCGGTGCGGAAGCTCTCCGGGATCATGGCAAGCTCCAGGTCGCCGTCGTAGCCCATGTTGTTGTTGATGACGTAGTACACGATGCCGTCCGCGTAGAAGTTCTCCGGCTCGCCGTTGGCGTCCAGGGACAGGGACACGGCGCCGGGCATCGGTACGGGGGTGCCGTAGGACGGCACGTTGTTCACCAGCGTCAGGAGCGCGTAGTGGACATTTTTCAGATTGAACTTTACCTTGTTCTTCGGCATGATCATTACCCTCCGATCTCAAATGTGTAGAGGACTTCGTAGAGCCGCTCAGACTCTATCCAGACCTCGGTTTTGTTATAAAAAATGCCGTGCCTGTCCAGCACAGCTTCCAGGGCGGCTTCCGTTTCCGGGTCCTTCTCGTCGGTGTACAGTTCCGTATGGACGATGTTCTTCTTGTAGTAAACGACGCCGTCAGCGGAGAAGTTGTCCGAAGACGGGAACAGGAAACAGAGAAAAGGCGGGTCCGGGGACTCGCCCTCCGCAAAATGGTCATAGGCCAGAGGAAGCCCTGTTTCCTCCAGCATGGCCTTCAGTTCTTCATGGCTCATTTCAGCGCCTCCTCGATTTCCCGCTCCAGCTGTTCAGCGCCGTGCTGTTCTGCGGGAGCGATGTGCGGAATGGCCCGGACGCGCCCACCGCCGCGCTTGGCATGGCCGTTTTCCAGAAGGTGCGCCAGCATATACCGGGACGGCGAATACACCGTGATCTCCAGGGCGTTGGCGGATTCCTTCGTGGTCTTGGTGCGCCAGCTTTTGGCGTACTTGCCCGTGCGCTCCGGCGCGCCGGAGCCGATCTCGTCCTTCACCGTTTTCGCGGAATTCTTCACGGCTTTTTTCATCTCGTCAGCGGCAAGCTCGGCGTATTCGTTCAGCCCTTCCATGATGGCTTCCGCCATGCGGTCGATGGATACCGTTTCGCTGCTCATGGCGTCACCTCTCCGTAAGCCGGCAGAACAGCTTCCTGCTGTTGTGCCGGAAACCCATGTCGTCGATGCCGAGGATGTTGTAGGCGCGGCCGTTCACCAGGACGCGGTACTGCTTCGAGTTGACGGCGGCGGTCTCCGAGGACCAGCGCACTGTGATATCGAGCCTGTCGGCTTCCTGTGTATGTCCGGCATCCTGCGTCTCCTCGGCGCTTTTCCCGCTCATGGTGGCGGTCGCCCAGCAGGAGAAGTAATCCGTCCACGCGGACTTGTGGTTGCCGTACTTGTCCGTGACCGTGTCGTTTTTCTGGATGGCGATCCGCACCCGGAGTCCCGCGATGTTCATCAGACCACCCCTTCCCGGACGGCGAACAGCAGCGACCGCAGCGTCAGCGTCAGGCCATGGTGGTCGGCTTCCTCACGATGCTCATAGAGGTAGCCCAGGGCATACAGCACGGACACCCGCAGGACTTCCCGCAGGGAATCCATGTCCGCTTTGCAGTAGGTATCCGACCACGGCTTATCCGAGTCGATGTCCTCCCACTGCGCGTCAGAGAGCCGCGCCACATCCCGGCACAGGCGCCCGGCGGCGTTGAGGAGGCTGCCGATGACAGCATCCTCGTCCGCGGTATCCACACGCAGATATGCTTTCGCTTCATCCAAAGTGATAAAGGTCATGGCAGCCTCCTTTCCCGTCAGTCAGCGGCAGGCGCGGCGACCGTGATGGAGACCGTAATCTCACCATAGCCGTCCGCCTGGAGCGTGATGGTCTTGGGCGTTTCCGCAAGCTCCTCGGCGCGCACATAAAGAACGAACTCGCCGGGCTGGTCGAGCCCGACAGAGACGGCTTCCTCGGCATCGCCCTCGGTCAGGGCGGAGCCGTTGTACTTTGCCAGCGTCACGGAGGACAGGCCGGTGCCGATGCCAAGGCCGATCCACTTGTGCGTGCCCTGTCCGGGCGCGGAGCTTTCGGATTCCTCAAGGCCGTCCACATCGGCGGTGATCGTGATGACGCCGTCCGTGAGAGTCACAGACGCCTTCGCGTTATTGGCCGCCGCCACAGCGTCGGTCAGGGATGGGGCAAGCCGCACGGACAGGTTCCAGGCATCCGGCTCCATGATCCCTGCGTTCTTCAGCTTCACAAGCAGGGCGTTGAAATCATTCTTCAGCGCGGATACCTGGCTGGCGGTACTGGCGGTCTGGTTCTCAGCCTGGCCGCCGCCCTTGCCTCCGCCGGGGAAGTTCTTCACTTCCGCATCGTCAGTAAATTCCAGGATGCCGCCGATGACGGTCCTGTCGCCGCCATCGGTGTTATAGTTCTTTGTCACATAGCTCATAGCGCACCTCCGTCAGATCAGCCCTTGCCGTTGCCCAGGGCCATGACCTGCACAGCCTCCGGCAGGATCAGCTTGCCGTCGACGCGCTGGGTGCCGATGAAGCCGACCTGGTCGGTGACGGCGTAAAGCTCGTTCAGACGCTTGAGGGTGCGGTTCTGGCGGTCGGCGATCCAGTAGTAGGTGAAGTCGCCGAAGAGCAGCACCTTCTTGTTCTTATCCTGCGCGGCGGTACCGGAAATGGCGGGCATATAGCCGCTGGTGTAGACCGGGCGGCCCAGGATAGTATCCGGCTTGCCCTCCTCAAGAGCGGGCTTCCAGATGTAGTTGCCGTTGCCGTCCTTCAGCAGCATCAGCTGGAGCAGCAGGGTCTCGTTGCACAGGAAGGATGCCTTCCGGCGGTACGGGGACTTGAGGCTGTAATACAGCTTATAGATGTTGTCGAAGTGGACGGTCTGCGCATCCTCCGTGGTGTTCCCGGCGGAAGCGGTCAGGCTGGTGAGGATGCCGGTGGGCTGGCTGGGAGTGACCTGCGGATTGGCGGAAGGCCCGGTGCCGTTGATGAAGGCGTCCTCCTCCGCGTTGCCGAAACGCACGCCGAAACGCTGCGCGATATAGGAGGCAATGTCGAAGGCGCTGTCGTTCAGAAGCTCGTTGCTGACCTTGATCATGCAGCCGAGCTTGTAGGCGGACAGGGTCTCCTGCGCAAAACTGACATCGGACTCCTGGATGGCCGTGCCTTCCTCGATCCAGGAAGCGGAGCCGCTGTCCATAGCGATGGGGATGATGCGGGAGCCGGAGTTGGTGTTCATCTTGTGGGCAATCTTGCGGAAGATGTTGTTCTCCTCAAGCCCCTGGATCAGCTTGCGCTCAAACTCATCGGGCACGGTGAAGCCGCCGTTCTGGTCGACGCCGACGGAAAGGGCGTCCCGCACTTCCAGGCTGTTGTTGCCGCGCATCATGTCCCAGAACGCCTTGCTGTACTTTGCGGTGGCGGTGGGGCTGGCGGCAGAGTCGCGCTTGTCCGTCTTCGGGTCTGCGTGGACGGGAGCGGAGGTCGGGGCGGACAGCTTGGCGTCCATCTCCATCTGGTCTTCCAGGCGGGTGATCTCCTCGCCCAGGGCCTTCACATCGGCGGCCATCTTGTTGTACTGCTCCACGGCGTCGGCGGCGACAAGGCCGTTCTCGTCGCGGTGCTGTTCCAGGAAAGCCTTCGTCTGCTCCCACAGGGTGTTGCGCTTGTTGCGAAGTTCGATAATCTTACTCATGGTAAAATCCCTCCATAAAAGTAGTTGATTGCATGAAAAAAGCCGGGCCCCTCATCTGAGGAAGTCCAGCTGGTTCCTGAGAATCTGATAGGGTACGGCCCCATCCTCCGTTTTGCCGTCCATGCCGATCACGGGAGCGGGCGGCTGCTCCGCCGCTTTGTCCGTGACGCCCAGGCGGTTCAGTATGGCCATGTCCATCACACGGGTGGAATACATCTGCGCTTCGATTTCCGCATCCTCTGTGGGAGGTTCCTCCGCAGCCTGTTCTTCCTTGCCCTCGTACAGGATGATATCGGCAAAGCCAAGCTCCACCGCCTTCTTGGCGTTCATCCAGGTCTCCTCGCTCATGAGGTCCGCGATCCTGCCGTGCCGGAGCCCGGTCTTGGCGGCGTAGGCGTTGATGATGCTTTCCTTCACCTCGTTCAGCGTGGCGATGGCTTTCTCCATGTCCTTGGCGTTGCCCATCGCAATGGTGGACGGGTCGTGGATCATGAGGAGCGCCGTGGGCGACATTTCTACCCGGTCGCCCGCCATAGCGACCACGGACGCGGCGGATGCCGCGATGGACGCGATGCGGACGGTGATGGAGCCCGCGTACTCCTTCAGCATGGTGTATATCTCAGCCGCGGCGAAGACGTTCCCGCCTGGAGAGTTGATCCAGACGGTCACATCGCCGTCCCCGGCTTCCAGTTCAGAGCGGAAATCCTGCGGCGTGATTTCATCGCCCCAGAAGTTCTCGCTGTCGATAGGCCCTTCCAGGCGGAGGACGCGGCCCCCGCTGTCGTCATGGACCCAGTTCCAGAATTTCTTCATGACTTCCTCCTGTTCGTAGTTTTCTCGGCATCCGCTTTCCCGGCGTTCTTCCCGGCATCCTGCAGCTTGACGTAGCCGCCGTTCAGGTAATAGTCATCCCCGCCCTTTTCCGCAGGGATGAGGTTCATATTCTCAAGGCGGCGGATGTCGTTGGGAGACAAAAAGCCGTTGCTGATGCCCGTTGCGTAGCCCTGCATCCGGCTCTGATAGTCCCCGCGCAGCAGCCCGTCCACATTGAACTTCGGGAAATACTCGTCCTGCTCCGGCCCCAGCAGCAGGTCCTTCACGATGGCCTGCTCGAAGCGCACCAGCCAGGGCGTCAGGGTATGAACCACGAAGTCGATGGACTGATGCTCGATGTTCGAGAAGGTGGCGTGTTCCAGGTCCTGGACGAGGTGCGGAGGCACCCGGAAGATGCGGCATATCTCGTTCACGCCGAACTGCCGGGTCGAAAGGAACTGGCTGTCCTCCGGCGGCAGGGAGATCGCCTTGTACGACATCCCTTCCTCCAAAACCGCCACCTTGTGGGCGTTGTTCGCGCCGCCGTACACGTCCGACCAGTTCTCCCGTATTTTCTCCGGGTTCTTCAGCACCCCCGGATGCTCCAGGACGCCGCTGGGCTGCGCGCCGTTCTTGAAGAAGGCGCTGCCGTATTTCTCGACCGCCAGCGTGGTGCCGAGGCTGTTCTTCATCATGGCGATGGGCGAGAAGCCCACCAGACCGTTGAAGCCCAGCCCTGGGACATGGAATATCTCGTCGCTGCGGAAGAAGATGTCCTTGTCCCGCTCGCCCGGCTTCTCGTCGGTGTAGGCGTGGTAGATGTAGTAGATGCGGCCGTTCTCGTCACGGTCGACCTCCACATTCTCCGGCAGAAGCGGGTACAGCGACATGATGCCGTTCCTGCCGTCCCGAATGATCTGGGCGTAGGCGTTGCCGTAAAGGAGCAGGTGCGTCATCAGCGTCTCGAAGAAGGAGAAGCTCGTCATCTCCGGGTTCGGCTGGCGGTACAGCAGCTTATACAGCGGGTGGTCGGTCGCCCGTTCTTTATCCCTACCGTCCTTGTCCGAATAGCGGTAAAGGTGCAGCGGAAGCCCCGCCACCGACTCCGCCAGGAGCCGCACGCAGGCATACACCGTGGCGATCTGCATGGCGGATTTCTCGTTGACCGTCTCGCCGGAGTCAGCCTTGCCGAATACGAAGGTCTGCCCGGAATCGCGGACGCTGTCCTCAATCCTGGGCGCGTCCCTGGGGCTGATGCCCAGCCATTCAAAAAAGCCCATATCGTTATCCCTCCAATCAGAAAACGAGAAGGCCGCGGGTATCGTACACGCTCTCCCCGGTGTCATTGCCGCAACGGATGGCGCGGTCAAGACCCATGATGGCGGCGATTGCCCCGTCGATCTTCTCTGTGGATTTTTCCTTGTCCGCCTTGATGTTGCCCGCCGGGTCCGTGCGGATGAAGATGTTGTCCATCATCCAGCGCAGGACGGGATGCCCACCGTGCGCGATGCGCTTCTCCAGCGTCAGCTTCATCAGTTCCTTCGTGGGCGGGGACATATCCTTGAAGCCCTGCCCGAAGGGCACGACCGTGAAGCCCATGCCCTCAAGGTTCTGTACCATCTGAACCGCTCCCCAGCGGTCGAAGGCGATCTCACGGATGTTGTACCGTTCGCCCAGGCTCTCGATGAACTTCTCGATGAAGCCGTAATGGATGACGTTGCCCTCCGTGGTCATGATGAAGCCCTGCCGCTCCCAGACGTCGTAGGGGACGTGGTCGCGCTTGACGCGGAGATCCAATGTGTCCTCCGGTACCCAGAAGTAAGGCAGGAGCCAGTATTTATCGTTCTCATCCAGCGGCGGGAACACCAGGATGAACGCCGTGATGTCCGTGGTGGAGGAGAGGTCAAGCCCGCCGTAGCAGACGCGCCCTTCCAGGTCTTCCAGGTTCACGGGGAAAGCGCAGGCGTCCCACTTGTCCATCGGCATCCAGCGCACCGACTGCTTCACCCACTGGTTAAGGCGCAGCTGGCGGAAGCTGTTCTCCTCGCCGGGATTCTGCTTTGCGGACTCGCAGGCGGCCTTCACCTTGTCAATGCCGACCGTGATGCCCAGGGACGGGTTCGCCTTCTTCCAGACCTTGGGGTCCGTCCAGTCCTCATCCTCGGACGCGCCATAGATGACGGAGTAGAAGGTAGGGTCTATCTTCCTGCCCGCCTGGATGTCCAGGGCTTTCTGGTGTACCTCGTAGCAGATGCTGTTGGTGTCGTTCCCGGCGGTGGTGATCAGGAAATACAAGGGCTGCATCCTCGCGTCGCCGGAGCCCTGGAGCATGACGTCAAAGAGCTTCCGGTTCGGCTGGGTATGAAGCTCGTCAAAGATGACGCCGTGGGTATTGAAGCCGTGCTTGTTCGCCACATCCGCCGAAAGCACCTGGTAGGAACTGTTGGTGGGCAGGTAGGTGATCTTCTTCTGGGACTCCAGAATTTTCACCCGCTTGGACAGCGCCGGGCAGAACCGCACCATGTCCACAGCCACGTCAAAGACGATCTTCGCCTGGTTGCGGTCGGCGGCGCAGCCGTACACCTCGGCGCGTTCCTCGCCGTCGCCGCATAAAAGAAGCAAGGCAACGGCGGCCGCAAGCTCGCTCTTGCCTTGCTTCTTGGGTATCTCGATGTATGCCGTGTTGAACTGGCGGTAGCCGTTGGGCTTCAGTATGCCGAACAGGTCGCGGATGATCTGCTCCTGCCAGTCGATCAGTTCAAAGGGCTGTCCCGCCCATGTGCCTTTGGTATGGCACAGCGACTCGATGAACATGACGGCGAAGTCGGCGGCGTCCTTATCGTACCGGCTGTCCTTCGCCATGAACCTCGTCGGCTTGTACTTCTTCAGTTTCCGCATCGCCATCCGCACCGCCTCCTTCCTCAATGGGTATGAGCCAGGAGGGGTCGTTGACGAAAGCGTCATAGGGCAGTTCTTTCCTGTCAATCAAAAACTCCATATCCTTCCTCCGGGCATAAAAAACAGCCGCCGCCGTTACCGGCGCGACCGTCATGAACGAGGAACAGAGCCTTCCGGCTCCGTGTCCTCCGGTATTCTGTTCCTTTTGTTTACTGCGCCATCGCCCAGGCAATCGCGTGCCCGTCGTCCTCGAACTCGACCTCGCTGACCGCCCGCAGCCCGATGGTGCCTTCGCAGGTGTGGTCGTCGGTCAGGAACTCGTAGGCCGCGCCGAAGTAGCAGGGCTTGTTCCTCCCGTTGTAGTAGTGGCCGGCGAGGAGAACCTTGTCGCCAAAGTTCAGCACCTTGCTCCAGCGGCATTCCAGGTCTTCCGGGGTGGTGGGGTTCGGCAGCCGGTACTTTTTCATTCCTTCGTTGATCGTCATGGTCTTTGCCCTCCGTTCAGTGTGTTTTTCCCTTTCGGTAGTGTATTAATCACTCTAAACCGGAGATATAGCAAGATAATTCTGCCGGACTCCCGTACATAAACCGCACAAGGATTCCGGCAGGAAATTGTGTATATTACGGGCGGTATGCCCGGTGGATGATGGCGAGGATTATCTCCTGTTCCTCGGCGGAAACGCCGATGCTCTCCAAAGCCTGCCGCGTTCCGCAGTCAGGGCAGATGGGCGTCTCGTTGTCCGTCCGGGACAGCGCCGGAGCCTCGCCGTAGGTCTGTCCGCAGAGCGGGCACACCCTGATTTCCCTTACGTTATCCTTCATTTCCGCACACCTCCGCGCATTTGTCATAGGCCGCCAGCAGGATGTTCCTGTCGAAGTAGAAGGCGTCGTAACCTTCCAGGCAGGTCCTCATGTAGTAATTGGACGGGATTCCGATGGGCCTGTCCTCGTGCATGATGTAGGCGAAGGCCGTCACCGTCCGCCGCCTGCCGGAGCGGATGCCCTTGTACTGCAGGCGGATGTCCTTCTTGTAGTAGAAGGACGGGAATCCCTCGTACCGGTCCAGGGCCGCCTCGTCCGATTCCGTCACCTCCCAGATGACCACGGGGACGGAACCGCCGTCCTTCTCCTCGATGGTGAGGTAGGACCCGGTCTTGCTCCCTTTGAAGAGAAGCTCCCAGCCCTTGAGCGCCGCCGTGCCGAGGATCGTGGCGTGCGGACAGCGCATCCGCATCTGCTGGATGTTGAGGTTGCTGCCGTAAGCGATGTAGTAACGTTTCGCCGTATCCCTCACGGCACCGCCGGTCAATTGATATCTGCTTGCCATTGTGAGTACCATCCTTTCCGAAGGGCTCACCCTTCTACCACCGAAAGCCCGCCCTGCGGCGGGTTCGGTAGGAGGAGGCTAAGTCCTCTGTGCCCTTCAAGCGGCGCGGCCGTTGCGGAAAGCCGCGTCCCCGGTCAGGTTCCTGGTCAGGAAGTCCCTCGCGGTGGCGAATTCCTCGCCGATGAAGCCCAGGCGCATCAGCCAGGTGCGCATCGCGAACTTGGGGTTCTCGGTCTGCTGGGGCTTGGGGCTGGCGGTCTTGACTTCCTTCGCCATTTCGCTCAGCGCGAGGCAAAGCTGGATGTAGCTCTTCAGCTGTCCGGCGTGGATGCCGTTGCGCTTGCCGTCCGCCGGGGCGTCGAACTGGAAAAGCCTGAACTCGATGGTCCCCTTGGTGAAGGTGGCGTGGAGGTTGAGCATATGGTAGCGGCTGTCGTTGTAGTGCTGGTCGCGTCCGTAGTTCGCGCCGTTGCCCTTGTACCAGATGTCCGCAAGCTGCGCCATCGTGGTGGGCTTCCTGCGGTTGAGCAGGTCGAGGAAGTTGTGGTTGACCGGCTTGCAGTAGTGTCCGTAGCGGTTGCTGTTCCGTTCCAGCCGCAGGGCGTCCACCAGAAGCTCCTCGTGGCTTGCCATGATGTTGGCGAGGTTCCGGAGGGTCTGCGGGGTGTGCCCGTTCGCTCCGATGTGGATGTGGACCCCGCACCCGCGGGTGGCGTCGCTCTTCGCGCCCGCCTTGCGGAGGCGGCGGCAAAGCTCCTGCAGGGTTTCGATGTCCTCGTAGCGGAGGATCGGGGTTACCAGCTCGCACTTCTCGGCGTCCGGTCCGCTGATGCTGACGTCGCGCTGGAATTTCCACTCGCGTCCCTGGGCGTCCCATGCGCTCCAGGTGTAGTACCCGTTGCGGCGGGCGGTGTCCTCGAAGCGCCCCGTTCCAAAGTACCCGGCGGCAATCTGGGCGGCTGCCTTGCGGGTGATGCTGTTCATCTCGACCTCGACCCCGATGGTCTGGTTCTTGAGGTTCTCGATCTGGCGTGCGGTCTTCTCTGTCATGGTGGTATCCTCCTTGTTTTCCGGGGCTTTCCGCTCCCTTTTGGTAGTGTATTAATCACTCTAAACGGAGGATATAGCAAGTTATATCTGCCGGATTCCGGGCCATAAACCGCACAAAGATACAGCCCCGATCTTGTGTATTTCTGTTGGTCTTAGAGCTTCCGCACGAGGTCCTCTCCATAGACCACGTTCAGCCCGGAGCCGTTGCTCCAGCGCATCAGGAGGGAGCCGGTATCGTCGACCCCAAGCACCTCGCCGATGGTTCCGGGCGGAGGCGCCTGGACATCGTCCATGCGGATCAGTTCCACGCGGGTGCCGGCGGGGGATTCCCGCCGTATCCGCTCGACCGTTTCTCTGGATGGGAAGTTCATGCCGTCACCTCCTCCGCGGAGGACGCAGCCTTCGCCGCGTCCCGCTTTGCCTTCTGCGCTGCGCTGAAGGCGTCTGCCTTTTCCTTGTTGGGGAATGCCGCGCTGCCGGAGAGGTTCTTCAGCAGGAGCTTCCGCTGTTCCTTGCTGTCCGCGCCGATGAAGCCCAGCCGGAGCAGGAAGCCCCGGAAGGCGTACTTCTCGGATTCCACATCCTTCTCCGTGGCGGTGACGCGCTTGGCTTCCTTCGCCATCCGGCAAAGGGCGGCGATGAAAGCGGTGTAAGCCTGGGTCTGTTCCGGCGCGGGAAGCTCGTCCCACCAGGGAAAGCGGACCGTGCCGTCCGACGCCTGAATGGTCAGGCGGCTGGCACCCAGCGCCTTCCTGATGAGCGCCGCCTTGCAGTCCACCAGCTTCTGGAGCCGGTCAAGGCTGTCGGGGTTGAAGCCGTCCAGCGGCAGGCTGACCGTCAGGCCGGCTGCGTCGGCGCTGTCGGGCTCCGTGGCGGCCTGTTCCGTTTCCTGCGCGGCGTCCTCCGTCTCCCCGGCGGGCGCGTCCTGTTCCGCGTCCGTGGCGGCGGGTTCGCACTTGAAGCCGGCCGCGGCAATGGCTTCCAGAACCTTCTCGACCTCCTCGCTGTCGGCGCGGTCATCGAAGAGGAGCGTCCCGTCCTTGGTGACCGTGAAGTAGTCGATCTCGTAGCTGCAGGTGGGCATGAACTTGTAGACCGCCCTGGCTCCGGTGGTGCCGGAGATGACCTTGACCAGCTCCTTGCGCCTGTCGCCCGTTACGTTGTACCTGATTTCCATGTTGAAGTCCTCCTTGGTTTTTCTCCGCGGGCTATGCCCTTTGGGTAGTGTATTCATCACTCTAAACCGGAGATATAGCAAGATAATTCTCGCGGAGGAGGGACATTCTACGATATTCACAAATTCAGCCTTTCACGGGTGTGGAACATATACCTTGACCGGGACTCCGCGCTTCTTGCAGTTGTCAATGACATATTTCGTCCCGTGGGAGCTTCCGTCCCAGAACGCCAGAACAAGGTCGGCGTATTCGATGATGGTAATATTCCTGCGGAGCGGAGCGCCCCGCCCATACTTGTCATATTCCGGCAGGAACTCGGTCAGCTTGATGTCGTTGGCAAGGGCATACTCCCTGGCACTTGTATCCACACCTCTTGCCCCGCCGCTTACGATCTCCGTCACGTCATCTGGCAGGTATTTTCCCAAGTCATCCACTCGCAGGTTTCTGGAACCTATCACGGCTACCTTCACGCAAATCACCCCTTCAAAATTACTGCGTCACTACTGCGTCATAGTTTCGCCATTCCTGCACAAGATTATATTCTGACGATATAATTCAGTCAATCTTGCGTCAAAGGAGTGCTTTGCCATGAAGGACAATTTGCCGCGATATACCCTCAGAATTCCGCAGATTCTGCTGGATAAGATTGGTTTTATCGCTGAATATGAAGGACGGACGAAGAACAAGGAAATCGAGCAGCTCATCAAGCGCCGGGTAGAGGAGTTTGAAGAGATACACGGGAAAATCGAAACAGGCGGGAGCGAAACGGACAGTTGACGGTCAGTTCGCTCCCTTTTCGTTTTCAACCCAGGCAATCCCCGCAAGCACGAACCATACGCACGGGAGCGCCACGCCGTTGCCCCAGAGCTTGTACTCCGAGGAATCCAGGTGCGGCTTCTGGAGCCAACGGATCACCTGGGCGCGGGTCTTGGGCTTCTTGGCCTGGGTGACCACCCGGCGGTGGGTCTCAAAGACCTCCGTCCAGAAGGCGACGTCCTCCTCAGTCGGATTCTCCGTTCCCAGCCCGTCGCACCACCAGTCGGGAAAGCCCTGCAGCCGGGCGCATTCCCTGGGCGTGAGCCTCCGTACAATGTAATACGGGTGCCGGCTGACCACGGGCGGCTCCTTGTACTCGGTAGCCACGAGGGTGTCCAGTGCCGGCGCGTCGGAGAAGCTGGTGAGATACGAATTCTTCGTCCCGTGATAGACCGGGGCGGCAACTCCCTGCTGGTCGGTGGCGTTGAGCGTGAAGGAAACATCCTCGCCGACGCCCTTGCCCTGCGGACCGTTCCCGTCCGAGCGTCCGATCATGTTGCCCTGGAGGGAATACGCCTTTTCCACCACGCAGACCCCGCCCTGGTTGCAGCCGGGATGGCCGCACTGCGCATCGAGCGTCCGGGAGGTTTCCGCCTCGTAGATGCCGGCGCGGGGATTGTCCGAGAGCATGGCGTGGCTCTTGTCGGAACTGATGCCGAAAGCCTGCGGCTGGAAAAGTGTCTGGTCGGCGCTGGTGGCGAGCGTGGCGGATTTCTCCTCCTGCACCAGGGCGCCCTTGCCGCCGCCTTCCTTGCCGCATCGTATCTTCAGCGTGTATGCCAGCGGACCGTCCGGGGTCATGACCAGCGGCACGTTGTTCCCACCGGTCCCCATGCGGTTCGTCAGCGTCTGGATGGCGCTGCCTTCCTCGATTTTGATACGGCAGTCGATTGGATGGTGTTCCAGCGCGATGGCGGCCGGAACGACTCCGGCGCGGAGCGTGGGCGAAGTCTCATCCTCATAGCCGATGGAGCGGGAGTTGGCGGAATGCTCCGTGCAGAAACCCGCCGCGAGGACGGCGGGATGGTTCCCGTGATCTTGGGCGACCAGCGTCCCGGAGAGGTCTTCGGAGATGTCCACGCCGCTGTTGCCCTGGGGATTTACGCAGATAACTCCGCCGCCTGCCGTTCCAGGGCGGCTTTTAGGATTTCGGGCAGTTCTTTGCCACGCCTCGAAGCCCTCCGCAGAATACCCAGACAAGCCTTCGGACTTAAAAAGTATGTCTCCGGCACGTTCTCCTCCAAAATCTGCGACAAGAAAGATTCTTGCCCTTCGCTGGGGAACACCCCAGAACTGAGCGTCGAGAAGCCTGTAAGCCACGCTCCATCCGTCTCCCAGGTACACGTCGGCGTAGGGCCATCCGTTTTTACCAGGCGCAGGCACCTCGGCGGACGGTTCTTTGACGCCGATGACCGCTTCGAGGACCGCCTTGAAGTCTGCGCCGCCGTTGCTGCTGAAGGCGCCTGGCACGTTCTCCCAGACGATGTATCTCGGTTTATCTCCATTGGTTCTTTCCCTCATTTCTTTTACGATGCGGACCGCTTCATGGAACAGGCCGGAGCGTTCCCCGTCCAGCCCGGCGCGCTTGCCCGCGATGGACATATCCTGGCAAGGCGAGCCGAAGGTGATGATGTCCACGGGCGGCAGTTCCGCACCGCTCAGTTTTGATACGTCGCCGTAGTGCTTCATCTGCGGCAGGCGCTTTGTCGTCACCCGGACGGCGAAGGGCTCCACTTCGGATGCCCACAGCGGCTCGATACCGGAGAGGATGCCCGCCAAAGGAAAACCCCCGGAGCCGTCAAACAGGCTGCCGAGGGTCAGTGTTCTTTTCATATCAGTCATGGCCTTCCACCTCTTTCACAAGGTCGGCGTACCCCAGCCGCACCCCATCGCGCTCCACATACACCTGGTCGGCGTTTCCGAAGTCCTCCACGTAACGGCGGAGGATGACGGAGGCGTACTTGGGGTCCAGTTCCATCATCCGGCAGATTCTCCCGGTCTGCTCACAGGCCATCATGGTGGAGCCGGAACCGCCGAAGGTGTCGATCACGATGCTGTTCTCCTGCGAGGAGTTGGAGATTGGGTAGGCCAGAAGGTCGAGCGGCTTGCTGGTCGGATGGTTCTCGTTCCGCTTGGGCTTGGCGTAGTTCCAGATGGTGGTCTGCTTGCGGTCGGAGTACCAGGGATGCTTCCCGTTCTGGAGGAAGCCGTACAGAATCGGCTCATGCTGCCACTGGTAGTCCGAGCGTCCCAGCACCAGGGAATCCTTCACCCAGATACAGCACCCGGCGAGGTGGAACCCGGCGTCGATGAAAGCCCGGCGGAAATTCAGCCCTTCCGTGTCGGCGTGGAACACATAGGCCGCGCCGCCTTTCTCCAGGACGTCCGCCATGTTCTTGAAAGCGGAGAGCAGGAATGCGTAGAACTCCTCATTCTTGATGCTGTCGTTCTGGATGGTCAGGCCGCTGGAGCTTTTGAAGGACACCCCGTAAGGCGGGTCCGTCACGATCAGGTTGGCGCGCTTGCCGTCCATCAGCTTCTGTACATCTTCCGGTTTGGTGGCGTCCCCGCACATAAGGCGGTGCCTGCCGACCGTCCAGATGTCGCCGGGCTGCACGAAGGCAGCCTTCTCCAGGGCGGCGGACAGGTCGAAATCATCATCTTTCGCGCCGTCGCCGTCCCCGGCGTAGAGCGCCGCCAGCTCCTTCTCGTCAAAAGCTGTCAATGACATATCGAAGCCCATCTCAGCGAGGGACTCGATCTCGACCGCCAGCAGTTCCTCGTCCCATCCGGCGTCCAGGGCGGAGCGGTTGACCGCGAGGATGTAGGCTTTCTTCTCGGCTTCCGTCATGCCCGTGAGCATCACATACGGAAGCTCCGTCATGCCTTCCGCTTTCGCCGCCTCCACGCGCCCGTGGCCGGAGAGGATGGTGAAGTTCTCGTCCACCTCCACGGGGTCGCCGTAGCCGATGCCCCGGTAGATGGAGCGCAGCTTGTTGATCTGGTCCTTGCTGTGCGTCCTGGCGTTGTTCGCATACGGTATGAATTTGTCGATGGGCGCCATCGGATAGTCCTTGGCGAACACCTTGATCTCGCTCATTTACCTTCCCTCCCTGGCTCTCAGGAGCCGCTCCATCAGGTCGTTCTGCGGAGCGGGGTCGCTGTAGTCCGTGGAGCAGTTCTCCTTGACAATCTGGAATATCTCATTCCAGAGCCGCACAGCCTGATTCATGTAGTTGATGCCGATGTTGATGAACGGGGACGGGATCGGCTTGCCCGTCGTGGGATGCTTGGAGAGGAAGCCCAGCTTGTTCGTCATCTCCTCGCACTGTATCCACCGGGCGCTGCACATGGCGTACCGCTCGATCAGGGCGGGAGACACCTTCGCGGCGCACCCGATCTGCTTCAGCCACGTCCAGGTTTCCTCGTATATCTCCGCCGCCTGCAGCGGGTTCCCGTCACGCTGGTCTGCGGACAGGAACTCGTGGGGCTTGGGCATATCCACGCCCTCGACCTCCGGGATGTCCAGCACCTCCAGCGGCCTTCCGCCCGGATTGCCCGCGGCGGCCTTATCCTTGACGGCGGTTTTCTTGCGCCCGGCGCCTGGTCTGGCACCGCCGCGCCCGCCGATGTTGTTCGATTTGGTGGGCATTTTTCCACCTGCCTTTCCAGGGACCCTTAATAACCCTTTTGAAATCGCCTTTTTCGCACGCGGGAGGGGCCGACGGTCTTCTGCGGGGCCGCCCACAGAGGTACAGACCCGCCCCCCGGCGGTCACTTCGTCCGTCACGACCTGCACTCAGTATGTGTACACGGGGTCGTGGTCCTCGCGTCTGGTCTTCACGCTGTGGCAGCGGTGGCAGAGAGCCTGCCAGTTGTCCTCGTCCCAGAAGAGCGCGGGGTCTCCGCGGTGCGGCACGATGTGGTCAACGTCCGTAGCCCTGGTGTACCTGCCTTCCTTCATGCACTCCATGCAGAGGGGGTGCGCCTCAAGGTACCTGCGCCTTGCCTTCTGCCATGCGCTGCCGTAGCCGCGCCCGGCGGCAGGCCGTACCTCCTCCGGGTGCAGGGCGGCGTGTTCCCCGCAGTATTTCTTTCCCCTGGGAACCAGCCTCGGACATCCGGGGTGGGCGCAGGGATGGTCGGGTATCCTCGGCATCCGTCCGTCCTCCCATCAAAAAAGCCCCGCGGACTGGCGTGTCCGTGAGGCTCATTTCATTTTTCGCTGATTTTACTATATCACAATGGCAAGGTGGACATCTTAGGACAAAGCTGGACATTTTGGGCACGTTTCAGATTTTTATCGGTTCTTCCGGCAGTACCACATGGACAAGGGCGCTGCCGTGCCACCTGCGAATCGTCCTCGCGTCCGCGTTCAGTTCGTTCCCGATCTGCTCCCAGGTCAGGTTGTGGATATAGCGGTAGCGCAGCACCATCCGCTCGTCCGTATCCGGGACGGCGGCGATGACCTCCCGCATCTGCTGTTTGAGGTCGACCAGGGTGTCAATCTCCCGGTTTATCTTTTCCTCCAGCATGAGGATCTTCTCGATGCTCCGCACGAAAGGCGCGTCGCCGTTACGGGAGGTCTGCACCTTGTCCCCAAGCACCGGGGAGGAGATGCTGCTCGCCATTTCCCGCAGACGCGCCACCTCCTCGATGTCGCTGTTGATTTTCTGGTCAAGCCGGTAGGCCTGCCGGAGATATTCCTTATTCGTCATGGATGCCTTCCTCCTGTTTCAGTTTTCTCAAAATCATGCTCCCGTCTACGCTGGTCAGCGCCCCGAACCAGTCCGACAGGAAGAACCTCTCGCATTCGTCCTTCATCTGTCTCGCGGGGTCGTACCGGGGACGCTTCTTCAGCTTCTTCACAGATTCCCGCCAGTCCTTGACCGCCTGGAGGACGATGGCGTTGGCGAGGTTCTCGTAAGGGTCGGTCATGAAAGCACCGCCTTCACGGCGTCGATCAGGGCGGTCTGCGTGTGGTCCTTATCCTTCAAAGCCCGGACGATCCTGCCGTCGATCGTGTCCTTCGCCGTGATATGGATGACGGACACAGTCCCGGATTCCTGCCCCTGGCGGAAAAGGCGGTCAACGGTCTGGGTGTAAAGCTCCAGCGACCAGGGGATGGAGAACCAGACGATGGTGCTGCCGCCGTGCTGGAGGTTCAGCCCATGTCCGGCGGAAGCGGGGTGTATCAGCATCACGGGATACTCGCCGCTGTTCCATCTGCGGATATCCTCCGGCTTGTCCAGCCGGGCGAAGGGGATGTGCAGCTTATGGAGCCGTTCCGAGATCCGCTCAAGGTCGTGCTTGTACCAGTAAGCCACCAGGACGGGGCTGCCGTTGGCGGATTCTATGATGTCCTCCAGGGCGTCCAGCTTTTTCTCGTGGATGGCGGTATAGGAGCCGTCGTCCGAATACACCGCGCCGTTCGCCATCTGGGAGAGCTTCCCGGAGAGGGACGCCGCGTTCGCCGCCGTGACCTCGCCTCCGGGAAGCTGGAGGATGAGGTCTTTTTTCATGGAGTCGTATATTTCCCGCTCGGCGGCGTCCAGGGTGACGGCGTACTCGCTGGTCACCAGTTCCGGCATATCCAGATAGTCGGTGGACTTCATGCTGATGGTGATATCGCCGATCCTGCGGTAAATCTCGTCCTCCGCTCCCGGCAGCGGCTTGTAGGAATAGATGATATTGCCGTTGCGCCTGTCCGGGGCGAAGTAGGCGGCGCGGTACTGGCCGATGAACCTGCCCAGCCGTTCGCCCATGTCCAGGCACCGGTACTCGGCGAAGAGATCCATCAGGCCGTTGCTGCTGGGCGTTCCCGTCATGCCCACGACACGCTTGAGCCGGGGCCTGACCTTCATGAAAGCCCGAAACCGCTTGGACTGCCAGTTCTTGAAGCTCGAAAGCTCGTCCAGGACGCACATATCGTAGTCGAAGGGCAGGCCGCTCTGTTCCACGAGCCAGGGCAGGTTCTCCCTGTTGATGATGAAGACTTCGGCGTCCGCTTTCAGGGCGGTGAGCCGTTCCTCCCTCGTTCCGACCGCCACGGAGAAGCGGATGTCTGAAAGGTGGTCCCATTTCCGTATCTCGTCCGGCCAGCTGTTGGTGCAGACCCGGATGGGAGCCACCACCAGCACCTTCCTGATCTCAAAGCTGTCGTGCAGCATATCGTCGATGGCGGTCAGGGCGATGCTGGTCTTGCCCAGGCCGCACCCAAGCAGGATGGCGGCGACCGGGTGGGACTTGATATAGCCGATTGCGTATTTCTGATATTCATGGGGTTTGAATTCCATCAAGGATTCCTCCAATCTGCTCCGGGGCGTCAAGGACGTACACCTTGAAACCCAGGCGCGTAAGAAGACGGTGCCGCGCCGTCTGGAGCGGGCGGGGCTTTTCGCCGGGGGCCTTGACCTCCACAAAGCCCATCCTCCCGTGAGGGAGGAGGACGATGCGGTCGGGCATCCCGTCAAAACCGGGGCTGACCAGCTTGGGGCAGATGCCGTCCCGCGCCTTGACCGCCTTCACCAGCTTCTGTTCGATGCTTTTTTCCTTGCCCACACCGTCACCTCCATCAGCGGCCGTTGTTTGAAGTTGTGTATGTCGTGTCATTCGTCCCGTAAACTCTCTATATGGCTGTTTTTTATGATTTCTCCCCTATAGGGACTTTTTAGGGAGGAGTAACACGAGGTACACAAATACTGTTTTCCGTATGGGACAGTTTTCGGAAATGACAGCCATGACCGGCATTTCCACAGCATCAGCCTGTCAGCCCGTGTAATCTGACCTGCATGACCGCCATTCCGAAAAAAGCCCGTCTGTTTTACGCCGCGCACGGCACGACCGTCACTCCAGGAAATCCTGCCCGTCCTTCAGCCGCAGCCCCATGACCAGTTTCCCGGAACTCACCCTCCGCCGGGAGAACCCGGCTTTCTCCAGGCTGCCGTAGAAGTCGGAGGTGCTGCGGACATACTCACCGCTCGCCATGCAGACGTTGCGGTATGCCTGGTAAAGCTCCCCGGACTTCTCGGTAAAGGAGGGATCGACGTCGCAGTGTTCCTCAAGGAACTGCCCAAGCCAGTCGTTCTCCTCACGGTAGGCGTCAATGGCGTCCTGCACCACCTTGGGCTTGTCGGTATGGAACTCGGACGCGATGGCTTTGCCGGCGCCCTCGATGATCCACTGCATGATGGCTTCCCCGGACTCGTTGAAGAGGTAGTCGGCGAAGTTCTTGATGTCGGATTTCCCGGTGATTTTGGCGTTGAACGGGATGACGATGAGCCGCCGCCAGGTCCCGTCGTCGTTGGCGGACACCCTGGGCAGATGGTTCGTGTACAGCACCAGCGTGTGCGAGGGGTCGAAGCTGAACGGGTCCTTGTATTTCTTCTCCGCCTGGATGGGGTCGGTGGAGCAGAGCTGCTTCACCATGCCCGTGTTCAGACGGGTGCCTTCCTCCAGCTCCGACGCGATGATGAGCCGCTTGCCCTTCAGTTCCGCCATCTCAGGCTTCACGTTCCGCTTGCAGTTCATGGTCAGGGCCTCGGCGGAGATTTTGCCGCTGTAGTTGCCCAGCACCCTGGCGATGGTGTTCCAGAAGGTGCTTTTGCCGTTAGCCCCGCCGCCGTAGGCGATGATCATATGCTCCTCATGGACGCGCCCGACGGCGGCCTGCCCGACGATGCGCTGGACGTAGTCGATAAGCTCCGCGTCCCCGCAGAAGAACAGGTGCAGGGTGTCCTGCCAGAGCTTCATGCCTTTTTCGCCGGGAGCGCAGCTGGTGATCTTGGTGATGAGGTCGTCCGGGTCGTGCGGCGCGCAGCCGTCCAGCCCCTTTGACAGGTCATAGGTGCCGGCGGGCGTATTCAGCAGCTCCGCGTCGTAGTCCAGCTCCGAAACGTCGATGGCGACCATCGGCTTGCAGGCGTTCATGGTGTTCACGATGTTCTTATAGTTGCGGTATTTCATGACGAACTTCTGGTAGGTGATTGCGCCGAGCAGGGCGTACAGCAGACCGAGCTTGTTGTCCGGCACCGCCTTCGCCAGTTCCTTGCCGTGGCTCTTGACGATCTCCTCGTCAATACCCAGGGCGATGAGCGCGTCCTCCGCCGCGGCGATAGCTTCCTGCGAATCGGAAAGCTGGGCGTCCAGGAACGCCTCGACCACGCCCAGGGATTTCTCCTTGTTCTCGTACCAGCGGTCGCCGCCGAAGGCGAGATAGTCCGTGGCGCTGGTGTATCTCAGCGTCCCGGCGCACTCCGCGGCAAGCACCCGCGCCTCGCCGATATCCGAATAGTCCTCCGGCTTCAGCCGCCCGGAGCCGAACTCGTCGTTATACTCCTCCGGCGGGATATAGGCGGGGTCTGCCTGCACCTTCTGGGCAAACTTGACCGCGCTCTTCCAGATGGTGTTCAGCTCCGACGCCGGGAGCGGCGGGTCGCACTTCGCGGCGCGTTCCAGGAAGAGGTCATGCGCCTTGTCGCAGACGCCGTACTTCTTCAGCACCCGGCCGGCGAAGTGGGACATGGTGTTGTTCCTCGCGCCTTCCATGATCGCGCCGCCGCTGGCGGGAGCGGAATCGTCGTCCTCCGGCTCAAGGTCCAGGTCGGTGACGATCTCGTCCACGGTCAGGAAGCCCTCGTGCCAGAACACCTCATCCTCGCTGACCGCCGAGCCGAACATGAACCGCCCGGCGTCCAGGGCGTTCCCGTCAAAGAAGGGGTACTTCTTATACAGCGCCCTCTTGATAGCCGCGACCTTCGCCGCGCTGTAGCACGGGGTGATGGCCGCGTGGAAGTGGAAACGGGGCCGCGCCGACAGCTTGCCCTTGGGGAGCATATTGTGGCGGCTCGGCGTGGTGGCGAACTCGACGTCGCCCAGGTCGGGGTCTTCCGCCAGCTTCTCCGGCGTCACCCATTCCGCCGGGTCCTCCGAGTGGTCGTTGTCTACGTCCATCTCGATGACCGTCGCTTCCATAAAATTGTCGTTGCTGCGGTAGTCGTTCAGATACCTGGCGGCAACATGGTCAAAGGCGACCGCCTCGGCAAGCTCCGCAGCGCTGGTCGCGTCCACCTGATGCGGGTACCTGCAGTTGGCGGCGTCGCCCGTGCAGTCCGCTGTGTAAATGGTCAGCTTCATTTAATAACCTCCGTGATTCTCGATGCGCCCAGGCTCCCCGCCTGATACTTCCTTGCAGTCATCCGTGAAATAGCGGACCGGGATTCTCCGCTTTTCCGCCTTGGCGATCTCCGCCGCCATGCCTTCCGTGATCCTGTCCCCGAACACCCACAGCTGCTCGCACTTGCCGAGGAACACCATATTCATAAACATGGCGGCGTCCCTCTCGGACGCTTCCGACATGAAGCGCGGCAGGAGCAGGTGCGGGGCCAGGGGTATCGCGCCGCTGTCCACCGCGAACCGGCAATAGCGTATGGCATTGGCTGTGTTCCGGGCTTCATCCCCGGCGAACGGCGACGCCACATACACCAGCGGCTTCCATTTGCGCTGTTCTTTTTCAATAGAAGAAAGCGCATCGTGCGGCACAGGGTCGTAGTAGCCCTCGCTGTTGAATCTGCTGATTCCCACAGGCTCGTCCTCCTTCCGTTAAATATTGAAGGGTCTGTCCCTTCCCGGTTCCTAAAAGAGAACGGGAGCCCGATTTGCCGAAAAAATCTCATATAAATTTTCTGCCGGAGTTTTCGGCAAAACAGCCCGCTGTTCTCTTTGGGGGATTGGAGAGGACGGCGGGCTTTTCGCTTCTGAAAAAAGTCCAGAAAGTTTTCGGCAAAACGCCCGGCTTTTCTCTTTTAGGAACCAGAGAGGCAGCAAGGCATCTCGGAAAGGAGGATCGGGCATGGACAGGCTGCAGAACAGGCCGCCCGGCAGGGACGCGCCGGATGAGGAACTGATAGACACCCTCATCGCCGTCAGCGTGGTCGCAAGGCGGCTGGCGGAGAAACTCAGGAAACAGATGGAAAAAGAAAAAGCCCTCCATCGCCACCGCTGAGGACGGTGCGTGGAAGGCAGGGAAAACGGAGGATTTCATTATGAGTAAGATGAGCGAACTGTCGCAGGCGCTTGACGAGCTGGTTGCCTGCGGCGAAGGGCTGATCAGGACGGCAAACGCAATCCGGGATATGTTCACGGGTGAGCCGGAGCCGGAGGAGAAGCCCGTGGCCATGGCGGAGCCGCCCAGCGCGGGAGCCGCTGAAGCACCCCAGGCTGAGACGCCGAAGGGATACACCTTCGCGGAAGTCAGGAAGGCGTTCTCGGCCAAGTCCCACGCGGGATACACCGAACAGGTGAAAGCCCTCATCGCCAGCTACGGCGCGGACAAGCTCTCCGCCGTGAAGGAGGAGGACTACCCGCGGCTGATGGCGGATCTGGAGGCTATCGTATGAGCGCCCACAGCATTTTCTCGCCGTCCGCCAGCCACCGCATCCTGAACTGCCCGCCGAGCCTGATGCTCTGCGCCAGGGCCGCCGACCAGTCCAGCCCCTATGCCGCCGAAGGCACCTGCGCACATGAACTGTGCGCCTACCTGGTGGAGAAGGCCCTGGGGAGGGATGTGAAGGACCCGACCGAGAACCTCGACTACTACAACGCCGAGATGCAGTCCTGCGCCGAGGGTTACGCTTCCTTTGTTATGGAGGAGTATGAGAAGGCAAAAGCCGCCTGCCCGGACGCCCAGGTGTTCGTGGAGCAGAGGGTGGACATCTCCCGGTGGGTTCCCGGCTGCGGAGGCACCGCCGACTGCATCATCCTTTCGGACGGCGCGGTCGAGGTGATCGATTACAAGCACGGCGCCGGCGTTCCGGTCAGCGCCGCCTCCGAGGAATTCGGAGGGAACCCCCAGCTCATGTGCTACTGCCTGGGCGTCCTGGAGATGTTCGACGGCATCTACGATATCGGCACCGTGAAGATGGTCATCTACCAGCCCCGGCGCGAGTCGGTGAGCGACTACACCATGAGCAAGGCGGACCTCCTGACCTGGGCGGATGAAGTCCTGGCTCCCATCGCCAAGCTGGCGCTGGACGGCAAGGGCGAATTCAAGGCCGGCGACCATTGCCGGTTCTGCAAGGTAAAGGCCACCTGCCGCAAGCGCGCCGAGTACAACCTCGAAGCCGCCAAGTACGACTTTGAGATGCCCGCCGAGCTTGAGGACTATGAGATCGATGCCATCCTCATGATGGTCGACCGCCTGACCGAATGGGCGAACGACGTCAAGGAATATGCGCTGGCGGAAGCCCTCAAGGGCACGGAGTACGAACACTTCAAAGTGGTCGAGGGCCGCAGCAACAGGAAGTACACGTCCGAAGAGGATGTGGCAAAGACCGTCGAAGCCGCCGGATACGATCCCTGGGAGCGGAAGCTCATGGGCGTCACCGCCATGACCTCCCTGCTGGGGAAGAAGAAGTTCGAGGAGCTTCTTGGCGCGCTGACCTACAAGCCGCGCGGCAAGCCCGCGCTGGTCCCCAAGTCGGACAGGCGTCCGGCAATGAAGAACACCGCAGAAGAAGATTTTAATGAGTAAAGGAGATTTTTATCATGGCAAAGTATGTTAATCCCACCAAAGTGATCACCGGCATCTGCACCTTCAGCTACCTGAACTGCTGGGAGCCGAAGGCCATCGAAGGCGGCAAGCCCAAGTTCTCCGTGTCCCTGGTCATCCCCAAGAGCGACACCCGGACCGTGGAGCGCATCCGCGCCGCCATCCAGGCTGCCTACGAGGAAGGCGCGTCCAAGCTGAAGGGCAACGGCAAGTCCGTCCCCGCGCTGTCCGCCATCCGCACCCCGCTCCGCGACGGCGACAAGGACCGCCCGGACGATGAGGTCTACAAGGGCTGCTGGTTCATCAACGCGAACTCCGACACCGCGCCCGGCATCGTGGACGCCGACCGCCAGGAGATCATGACCCGCTCCGAGATGTACAGCGGCGTCAAGGGCCGCGCCTCGATCAACCTGTACGCCTACAACGTGAACGGCAACCGCGGCATCGCCTGCGGACTCAACAACCTCCAGAAGATTTCCGACGGTACCCCGTTGGGCGGCAAGTCCCGCGCCGAGGACGATTTCGCCACCGAGGACGAAGAGGACTTCCTGGACTGACGACAAAAAAAGGGCGGCGGGAATCCTGTCATGGGACTCCTGCCGCCCGGAAAAGAGAGGTAAAAAATCATGGCTGAGTTTTTTGCGTATGAACATATCAAGGAACTGCTCGTCTACATCGCTTTCGGCTGGGTCGTTGGGACGGCGGCATTCGGGTACGGCACCCTCATCGTCTCCGGCGTCAAGTGGATCGTGAAGAAGCTGAAGAAGCAGGAAACCATCACTGAGGAGGAAATCACCAATGAGTAAAATCATCACCTGCGAACAGGTGTCCCGCGGACACGTTGACAAAATCTGCGACCAGATCTCCGACGCCGTAGTCGCCGAGTGCCTGCGGAAGGACCCGGAGAGCCGCGTCGCCGTGGAGACCCTCATCAAGAACAACACCGTCATCATCGCCGGAGAGATCACCAGCAAGCACGAGCCGGACTACGCCAAGCTGGTCGGCAGGGAGTTTGAGCGCATCGGCATCACCGGGATGTACGACAAGGTAAACGTCCGCACCCTCATCACCCGCCAGTCCCCGGACATCGCCCAGGGCGTGGACACGGGCGGCGCCGGCGACCAGGGCGTCATGTACGGCTACGCCACCAACGAGACGCCGGAACTGCTGCCCATCCCGTTTGCGGTCGCCACCCGCTTCCTGGAACTGCTCCGGGACGTGAAAGCTCCCATGCTCCTGCCTGACGCGAAGTCCCAGGTCAGCTACGACTACGAGTCCGGGCGCATCACCACGTTCCTCTGCTCCGTGCAGCATACCCCGTGCAGCGAGGTGGACGACTTCCGCTCCATCATCGAGAGTCTGATGGTTCTGACCGCCGCCGAGTACGGTCTGAACGATGACTTCGAGAAGCTCATCAATCCCACGGGCAAGTTCGTCATCGGCGGCTCCTTCGCCGACTGCGGCGTGACCGGGCGCAAGCTCGCCTGCGACACCTACGGCGGCGTGGGCAGGATCGGCGGCGGCGCGCTGTCCGGGAAGGACCCCACCAAGGTCGACCGCTCCGGCGCGTACATGGCGCGGAAGATCGCCCGCGACCTCGTGACTGCCGGGTACTGCGACAAGTGCGAGGTACAGATCGCCTACGCCATCGGCAAGGCGGAACCCGTCTCTGTGGCGGTGGACACCTTCGGCACCTCCCAGGTCTGCCCCAGGTGTATCGACAAGTATGTCGAACAGAACTATGACCTGACCCCGCGCGGCATTATCAAGTACCTTCACCTCCTGGACGTTGACCTCCGGGATACATCCTGCGGCGGACACTTCGGGAAGGACTGGCTCCCCTGGGAGATCGACGACGAGGAAGCAGAGGAGATTTACGGCAGCGCAGAGTAAACACAGCGTCGGGACGGCGGCAAAACTGCCGTCCCCTTTTCTTACAGGAGGTGTATTCGGATGGGGAGGATAAAGACGCTCTCACTGGATTTGGAAACGTACAGCAGCGTTGACCTGGCGAAATGCGGCGTGTACAAGTATGCGGAATCCCCGGACTTCGAGATTCTGCTTTTCGCATATTCCGTCAATGAGGAACCCGTGCAGGTGGTGGACGTGGCCTGCGGCGAGGAAGTCCCGGAGGAGGTGCTTTCCGCGCTGACTGACGACGCCGTGGAGAAGTGGGCCTATAACGCGCAGTTCGAGCGGGTCTGCCTGTCGAACTGGCTGCGCCGGAACCATCCGCAGTACTTCAGCAGCTACAGCATCCCGGAGGATTCGGTCGGCGGCTACCTCGACCCGGAGGCATGGAAATGCTCCCGTATCTGGGGCGCGTACATGGGGCTGCCGCTGTCCCTCAAAGGCGTGGGCGCGGTGCTGAAGCTGGACGAGCAGAAGATGGAGGAAGGCACTGACCTGATCAAGTATTTCTGTAAGCCCTGCCGTCCCACCAAGAAGAACGGCGGGCGCACCCGGAACCTTCCGCACCACGCCCCGGAGAAATGGGCGCTGTTCAAGAAGTACAACGCCAGGGACGTGGAGGTGGAGCTTGGCATCAAAGCGCGGCTGGCGAAGTTCCCCGTGCCGGATTTCGTCTGGGACGAGTACCATCTTGACCAGGAGATCAACGACCGGGGCATTCTCGTTGACAGGAAGCTGGTGGAGCAGGCTATCCTCATCGACGCCAAGACAAAGCATTCCCTCCGCTCCCGGATGCAGGAAACGACGGGATTGGAGAATCCCAACAGCGTCACCCAGGTGAAGGACTGGCTCTCCGGCAAGGGCATCGAGACGGAGTCCCTGGACAAGAAGGCCGTCAAGGAGCTGCTGCCCGACGCCGACGAGGATGTAGCGGATGTGCTTTCCTGCCGCCAGCAGCTTGCCAAGGCGTCCGTCAGCAAGTACCGCGCCATGCAGAAGGCCGTCTGCGCCGATGGCCGCGCCAGGGGGATGTTCGCGTTCTACGGCGCGAACCGAACAGGGCGATGGGCAGGCCGCATCATCCAGTTGCAGAACCTTCCGCAGAACCACATGGACGACCTGGCGGAAGCCAGGAGCCTTGTCCGTGACGGGAACTTTGAAGCCCTGGAACTCATGTACGACAACATCCCCAACGTCCTCTCGGAACTGATCCGCACCGCGTTCGTGCCCAAGCCTGGATACAAATACATCGTGTCGGACTTCAGCGCCATCGAAGCCAGGGTGTTGAGCTTCCTCGCCGGGGAGCAGTGGCGCATCGACGTCTTCCGGGAAGGCAAGGACATCTATTGCAGCTCCGCGTCAAGGATGTTCGGCGTCCCGGTCGAGAAGCACGGCGTGAACAGCCACCTCCGGCAGAAGGGCAAGATCGCCGAACTCGCCCTCGGCTACGGCGGCTCCGTCGGCGCGCTGAAGGCGATGGGCGCTATCGAGATGGGCTTGAGCGAGGAGGAGCTTCAGCCGCTGGTCACGTCCTGGCGGGAAGCGAACCCCCATGTGACCCGTTTCTGGTGGGACGTCGATGCCGCCGTGAAGAAGGCGGTCATGTACAAGACCTCGGTCGAGTCCCACGGCTTCCGTTTCTATTACCAGAGCGGGATGCTGTTCATCGACCTGCCGTCCGGCAGGCGGCTCGCCTACGTCAAACCCAGGATCGGTGTGAACCGCTTTGGGTCCGAGAGCGTGACCTACGAAGGCATCAACCTGGGGAAGTGGACCCGGCTGGAGACCTACGGTCCGAAGGTCACGGAAAACCTTGTGCAGGCGGTATCCAGGGATATCCTGGCATACGCCATGAAAACCCTCCGGCACTGCTTCATCGTGGGCAGCGTCCACGACGAGCTTATCATCGAGTGCAGCCCCGGTGTATCCCTGCAGGCGGTCTGCGATCAGATGGGCAGGACGCCGCCGTGGATTCCGGGCTTGCTGCTCCGGGCGGACGGGTACGAGTGTCAGTTCTACAAGAAGGATTGACCTTTTTTTGTTCTTTCTTTCAATGGCATGATAAGGTACTTCTCCTTTTCATGCCATATCATATATGTTCATATAAATTCATATCAATTCCGTTGATTTCGGCCAAAGCTTGTGGTATAATGCTTCAGTGGCAACGCACTGGCTGTGGAGGTATTGCTATGAACGAACAAAACGATAAATGGATTAGCATAGATGCAGCGGCGGAGTATCTGGATGTGAACAAGGATTCCATTCGGAACTGGATCAAAAAAGGAACTGGTATCCCCGCCCACAAAATTGGGAAGCAGTGGAAGTTCAAAAAATCAGAGCTTGATGAATGGGTGAAAAGCGGAAAAAGCGCAATGGATTGAGAAAGTACTGCTTGAACGATTTTGCGAATTATCAAACAGGAGGAGCATTTCACTTGTGTACAGATAAGACGGTATTAAGCCTGTTCTCCTCTGCTGGAATTGGCGAGTTAGGTATTAAAGCCGCAGGCTTAAAAATATTAGTAAGCAATGAATTGCTTAAAGACAGAGCTTTACTCTATAGTGAGAATTATCCAGATGTCACGGAAATCTGTGGCGATATTTGGGAAGAAAAAGAACACATAATTGACGCTTGGAATAGCATTGAAACAGACGCTCCTTTTATGGTATATGCTACTCCACCCTGTCAGGGTATGTCCTCAAACGGAACGGGCAAACTATTAAGAGAGTACAGAGAAGGCAGGCGCCCGAAAGAAGATCCGCGAAATAGGCTGATTATTCCAACAATGGAAATTGTAAAAAAGCTCAGGCCACACTGGCTGTTGCTTGAAAACGTGCCTACAATGGATCAAACTATCATATTGAACGAGAACGGGGAACCTGTAAATATAATCGAATACATTCGCACTACCCTTGGCGACGAATATATTGGTAAGGCAGAAGTGGTAAACTGTGCTGATTATGGGATACCACAAACAAGAAAAAGGCTAATAACAATCTTTACACGAGATGAGGTTGGAAAGAATCTCTTCCAAAAAAACCATGGATCGATGTTACCGGAAAGAACGCATTGTGAAGGCGGTAATCTTTTTTATAAACCTTGGGTAACTGTTAGAGATGCTATTGGAAATATGCCTGCCCTAAGAGCGGAAGCCGGGAAAAATGAAAATCTTGAATTCAACCCTTATCATGTTGTTCCAATAATCGAGGATGAAAAACTCTTCTGGATAACGAATACCCCAGAGGGAAATACTGCATTTAATAATCAATGCTGCAATCCCGAATGTATGTATCAGAACAATCCGGTTCATGGGAGCAATTATGAATCCGGAATTCACCAATCAAACAAAGAAACGCCCATTTATTGCGTGAAGTGTGGCGCGTTACTTCCTCGTCCGACAGTGATAGACGAAAAAACAGGTAAAAGGCGATTGATACGTGGCTTCGATACAGCTTATCGAAGGATGGAATGGGATAAACCTGCAGCAACTTTGACGCAGAAAATGCACGCAGTTGCTTCAGACAAAAAAATCCACCCATCTCAAGATCGGGCTCTTTCTCTGTATGAAGCAATGGTTTTACAGACTATAGCGGACTATTCATATCGCTTTGAGATTGATGGAAAGCCAGTAACAAGGAATATGATATGCCAAGTAATCGGAGAAAGCGTTCCTCCAAGATTAATTGAAATCATTTGTAGACACATATTGGCTCAGTATTAAACCATGAAAGCTGGTCATTCTATATCATGACCAGCTTCCATAACAGTTGGTGGAACTAAATCCTTACTCCTATCTGCCTCATCTGTGTTTTATATTCTGCATCTGAAACACAGAAAACACAGTTGTTTTTCATCTTTGCGAGTCCGTTTTTGTTTAGGCTAGTGTTGCTAGTTTTCTTGTTCCTTGGATCTCCGTGAGAAACGGCATTCCAATCTTCGCCGGTTAATTCCGCAAAGAAAGCAGCTAATATTTGAGGCGTTCCATTTAAGGGACCATAATAATCATAGTAAAGACCGAGCAAATTGCTTGCGCTGCTATGATGAGCCCACCAAGTTATCCCGTTTAGGAAGCCTACGCGAGAGTCATACAGAGAGAACGCTCGACCATACTCGGAAATGAATCTTTGAGTCTGCGGTTTCCCAGAAGACCCGATGCTACACTTAACTTCCAAACCTCCATATTTGAATGGCGTCAACATCTCCTTGATGGGCACCATTCTTCCGTTGACTTCTGAAAAGCACTCAGAATAATATGCAATTGCATCAGGAGTATCAAGGGCAAGAATGTCTGGGCGGCCGTCAGGATGTGGATTTGGCTTAAGCTCTGAATGCTTGCTTGAGAGGATGTTTTTGTAGATTTCTCCAATGAAGCCACTGATATTTCTCTGCCCTAAGGAATAAAAAATATCAAATCCAATATCATCAAAGATTCTGACCAGGTTTTCAATGTAAAGATTTGTTTCTTTAACAGCAGAAATAAGATCGCTCGATGATAATGAGAAATCTCGAATTGCGATTGTTTTATGGCAATCTATGAAATCCATAATTAAACCTCCTGCTCAAAAAAAGACAAATACTTTGGATCATCCAAGCAAATGCGTATGCCGGACTTCATCTTTTCAAAACCGGTTTTCTGTAAGGTCGAAAATGACGTCATAGCACTATCGCCCTTTGGTTCAGCGCGAACTGTCCAGTCTGAGGGGACAAGTTGATCCGAATAAAAAGCCGCCACTATAGTTGGGTAGCCATCAATGTAATCAGAGTATAACCCAAGGAGATGATTAGTTTTTTGATGGTGCGCTTTCCATTCGAGACGCTTATTGATTCTACCAATGCGCTGTTCACCATCAAACAGATCGATCCCTTGTTTTTTATATCCAAAAGTATCTTTTACTTCAATTCCACCGAAGCGGAACGGCTCCTTGGAATCTTGACTCGCGTATTCATTGAAATATGCAAGCATTTCATCCGTGGTGCATTGTACTAAATCTGGATAGCCATCGATAGAGGGGTTCTTTCGTAAAACCGGGCAACAATTGGCCATCTCCCCGACAAACGTTTCGCCAACCGTTCCACTGAGCGTTCTGAGGTCTAAGACCTGGAAAATGTCTAATGCCATTTTTCTTGTAGAGTCTGCGATCGAACGCAGCTTTGAATTCGTGGATTCTACGGCTTGAAGAACCACGCTAATACTCACAGATGTGTGACTTAATGGAATGGGCTCGTCGCTGATTATACGGTACGCCATTTCAGCACCTCCAAAAGATTAACTTGAAATCACGTCAACTCAGAGCTATAATGTTGACGTGATTACACCACGTATTATATCCGAAAGCCGTGTAGTACACAATAAGAAATGTAAAAATGGGTGTTAATATGAAAGAAGCAGTTAGCCTGTTCTCTTCAGCAGGCATAGGTGAACTTGGCCTAAAAGGTAATGATATTAGAATTGTTGTAAGTAGCGAACTGCTACCAGACCGACATTTGCTATATAAAAAGAACTATCCTGACACTGAATGCTTGACTGGAGACATTTGGGAAACGAAAGAGAAGATCATCGACAAATACAGGGAATTAGCCCGTGACGATGAATTGTTTCTTCTTTATGCAACGCCCCCTTGTCAAGGGATGTCAACCAATGGGGCAGGAACACTACTAAAAGGCATCCGGGAAGGGAATAAGCCAAAGATCGATGCCAGGAATCGACTTGTTATTCCAACCATGGATATTGTTACCGAGCTTAGACCTCGGTGGCTATTGATGGAAAACGTCCCTAATATGCGGTACACCGTTATCGATGATGAAAATGGCAACTATATCAACATAATAGAATATATTAAAAAAAGATTGGGCGATGAGTATAAAGGTGCCGCTCAAGTAGTAACTTGCTCAGATTATGGTATTCCTCAGGTTCGTAAAAGACTGATTACAATATTCACACGAGATGAAATCGGAAAGCAGTATTTTGAACTATATGGAACATTCTTAACCGAAGGGGATAAACGCGAAATAAAAACCCTTCGTGACGCAATTGGTGATTTTCCTCCTCTCGATGCAGTTGAAGGCAAAAATGAAAGGTTAGATTTCAATAAATATCATTATGTCCCTTTGATGAATCCCGAAAAGCACTGGTGGATTGAAAACACGCCAGAGGGCAATACTGCATATAACAACCAGTGCGTAAATCCTACCTGTATGTATCAGTTTAATGGAATGCATATTGACAAACGCACCGATGGAATATGGCATTCCAACACAGAAACCCCGATATATTGTGAAAAATGCGGTGAACTCCTTCCGCGTCCTTCTCTTGTCGATAAGAAGACCGGTACCAGGCGTCTCCTAAAAGGGTTCCACTCTGCGTATAGACGAATGAAGTGGGATGAGCCTGCTCCAACTATTACACAAAATTTTATCTATGAGGCTTCCGACAATAAGGTGCATCCAACCCAAAATAGAGTACTTTCCATCTATGAGGCCCTTGTCATACAAACAGTGGCTGATTATGACTATGATTTTTCTGTCGATGGAGAAACTATCACTCCTGCAATGTTTGCCCAAGTGCTTGGGGAAAGCGTTCCGCCCAGATTGATTAGTATTATCATAAATAAAATGCTTGATATAAAGAATCGCATAAACAATTTTATGAAGTTTATTGATTAACAGGGAGGTAAAAAACGTGAAGAAGGATGAATTCAAAACGTGGCTGATGACCGTCGATCACCGTAGTCCTGCTCAAACAAGTGACCATATCTCCAGAGTAAAAAGGATAGAGCAGGCGTTTTCTGCAGCCGATGGTTGCACGATTGACGTTGACAACGAATGCAAAAAAGACGGTTGTAATTCAATTCTCGATAGGTTGACATTTAACAGCAGAAAAGAAATGCCCGCTGATATCAATTTGCCAACCGATCGCATGGGGATATCCAGGTTAAAATCCTCCTTGCGAAAGTACATTGAATTCTATAATTGGAGTGAAGCTCACTTGAATAAATGAAACTCCTCCTTGACGAATCCATAATCTAAAGCTCGATATAAGTACCTGGATGCAAGAGAACTGTACGGCATCCACTTTTGGCATCTCTTCTTTACCGCTACCGGACTACAATCCTCAGTCTTGTACATCCATCTATAAGACTGTAAAAAAGCCCCATCCTCATAGGGGAGAATGTCTGGTCGTCCAAGCACAAAAAGCAAATACATTTTTGCTGTCCAGGAACCAACTCCGTGTATCTGCGTCAGTTTTGCTGCGACCTCCTTGTTGTTCATGGTTTCTAAATCTTTAAAGACAAGGTCTCCCGCTAAAACTGCCGCAGATATATTTTTTATACTTCGCGCTTTCGAAGCTGATGTTCCCGTTCCGCGTAAATCATCAATGGTCAGTCGCTCGATGGCTTCTGGGCAGAGATTCCCACCACATAACTCCACTACACGGTCGAATATCTTCTTCCCGGCTTTTATCGAGAGCATCTGCTCGATGACCTCATGAACAAGAAAACTGTAGGCGTCATCAACTTCCCGCTTCTCATAGCTGATGGGGCCTACCATAGAAATCACCTTTGCAAGTCGTCGATCCTTTTTGCAAAGGTACTGAATCTCTGATGAGTTCATATCGTAGGTTATTATTTCAGACATATCACCGCTCCTCAGTCATCGCGCGTTTCAAGAATCTCCTCGATATGCACATTAAGCGTTTCACATATTTTGAGAAGAACATCCGTGGTGATATTGGCTCCTTTTCCGAGTTTGGCTATTGATGCGGCGCTGATACCGGTTGCGTCCTTCAAGTCCGTCTTTGTCATGTCTCTGTCGATGAGCAGCTTCCATAATTTGTTGTAGCTTATACGCATAGCCAGTCCCTCGCTTTTTCACAATCCCAGAGTTTCAAAGAACTCATGTTAACGACGCACACCCCCAACGGCGCCTCAGCGTCTGTTGGGGAATCCTATTAGTGTTCATTATATCAGAGCAAAGAGAAGAAATCTACATTTTCTCAAAAAAAGAGCTGTATTTGTAAAGATATGATTTGCGATTGCAGATGAAATCTTGCCTGTAAGATTGAAAACACCTCCTTTTCTTGTTATAATTACACTATCATGGTCACAAGTTGTGTTCGCATGATGATACGAGAGTCGCTGAACAGCAAGAGTTGTTCATTTGCTGAGAATGTGAAGGATATGGATAATGGCTGATGTATTCGACAAAGAAAAACGATCTGATATCATGAAGCACGTTCGATCGAAAGGAAATAAAACTACCGAACTGCAATTGATTAATGTCTTTAAATCTCATGGCATCAAGGGTTGGCAACGGCACTATAAGGCCAAGGGGCATCCGGATTTTGTCTTTTTGAAGAGTCGGATTGCTGTTTTTGTGGATGGCTGCTTTTGGCATGGCCACGATTGTAGAAACACTCGCCCATCTGACAATGCAGATTATTGGGCAAAGAAGAGACAGCGAAACATCGAACATGATAAGGAAGTTACAGCTATCTTTGAAAAGCGAGGCTGGACAGTTATCCGAATATGGGAATGCGAATTGAAGAAGAAGAATATAATTGCTTTACATGACAAGCTGCAACCAATTTTAAATTCCGAACTATGTACCGGAACAGCAAAGCGTGAATAATGGAGTGAGATTATGCCAAATAGCCGTTCTTTTGCGGAATATGTCAAGGATAAATGCTATGGCGGTCTCTTCGAGGCAGCCGAGCGGTATGTCGGGAACAATTGGGAATCGCTCGACTTATATACAAGGCACATCCACAGGATTGGGGCGGTCGAGTTTGTCGATGCTACGATTCAGAGGGTCTATGTCCAAGACCTCCCCGGAATGCGGGTTGCCTTCGATGTCGGCCTTGAACTGGAACTGATGGTCAAGGAAGGCGACTATCATTACGATAACTACGACCAGTGCTATCCCTGGGTGCGAGTCTCCTGTGAAGGTGACCTCTCGGATGGGCTGGACTCCTGGGTTATCAAAAGCATCGAACCCTACGACAAGAAACACGCTCCGCTGAATTCTCTGTCGGACGCGCTTGTTCCCTATATTCCCTATGACCGGCTGGAAACAGAGGCGAAAGCGTTCCTGCGTGAGTATTACCCGGAGGCTCTGAAGATTACGCCGCACGGCCAACCGCCAATCGCCATCGACCCCTCGCTCCTTGCCAGCAGATTAAAACTTTCCATCCTTACACAGAGAATCCGGGAAGACGCATCCGTCTTCGGCCAGATATACTTTGTGGAAACGGCGGCGGAAATGTTTGACGCCAGCAAAGGTGAAACCGTCCAGATGCGTATCCCCGGTCGAACCATCGTGGTCGACCCGCAGATGTATCTCCTCCGAAATCTCGGCTGCGTCAACAACACGATTGTCCACGAGTGCGTCCATTGGGTAAAACACAGAAAGGTGTTTGAACTGGAGAGGCTGTACAACGCGAGCGCATCCAATATCAGCTGCGAGGTGGTCGGCGGTGCCGCCGCCAAAGTCGCAAAGAGTGCGACGGAACTGATGGAGAAGCAGGCTAACCAGCTTGCTCCCCGTATTCAGATGCCGGCGGAGCCGTTCCGGGCAAAGGCCAAGGAGTACATCGCCAAGTTCATGCGCGAGTCCGGGGCGAGCCATGAGAACGAGGTGATGGAGCAGGTCATCACCGCCCTGGAGACAGACTACGGTGTTTCCAAACAGGCGGCGAAGATCCGGCTGGTGGAACTCGGCTTTGATACCGCCATCGGTACGTTCACATATCTTGACGGCCACTATGTGAAGCCACACGGTTTCCGCAAAGGCACCCTCAAGATAAACCAGACCTTTTCCATCTCCGCCCAGGACGCGGCTATAGAGAGGTTCGTCAACCCGGAACTCCGCAAGCTGACGGAAAGCGGCGACTACCTGTTCATCGACAACCATTATGTTTTCAACGCCCCGCTCTATGTGCAGCCGGACGAGGACGGGCGGCTTGACCTGACAGATTACGCGCGCGCCCATATGGACGAGTGCTGCTTGGTCTTCGACATGAAGATTACCAGCACGGTCAAAGAGGAATACCACACCGCCTGCTTCCTGAACCGGGAAGACAGCAACGTCACCTTCGAAATCAAGTTCCATAACGGATTTCAGAATGCGCCGCAGGAACGCCAGGTGGCGATGCGGAAAAAGCAACAGGAAGAGGAACTGGCTATCCGCAGGCAGATGACCGATGACCCGGAGCAGTGCATGGATCTCCTTCTTGAATGGCGTGGAATGAATTACACCGATCTCGGCCTTGCCATTGACCGCGACCCCAAGACCATCAGCAGAACCGTGAAGGGCAGCACCAAGCCTACCCCGGAAACAGGCGCGCTGATTTGTTTCGGGCTTCACCTCCCGCCGATGATAAGCACAAAACTGCTGGAGGTTCTTGGCTGCCCGCTGAATCCCATGAGGAATCCAAACCACCAGTGGATCAACGAGGCTTTATATCTCAAGTACCCGGAATCCGTCGATGCCGTCCGGGAATACCTTGCTCCATATGACGTAGAAATCTAAAATTCACAAAAAGTTCACATTTGAAACCGGACATGGCGTGTCCGGTCAAGACGCTCATCACATCGTGGTGGGCGCCTTTTTGTTTCACCGTCAAAAACACGTTTTGTTAAAATGAAACAAAAGCCTTGACAGCTGCGAATGCGTTTGATATACTTGTTGCAAGTCCGAGAAACAAGTTTCTGATAGTAAAACAGGAGGGCCGAAATGAAAGCATCTGAAGCCTTGGAACTTATAAAGAACGATCTGGTCCAGGTAACCGAGCCAGATCCGGAAGAACTCGCCGAAATCACCAAGCGGGCGATTGGATCGACGCCCCTTCGTGAGTTTGGAGCGAAAGCTGGGGTAAGCGCCTCCACGCTTTCGAGAATTATGAACGGTAAGATTACTAAGCCGCTGACCACCGAAACGCTGCTCAACATTGTCGTCAGTTCGGATGTTAAGTCTGAAGAGCCATCTGCGCTTTTGAAAGAACTGGCAAGGGCGAACGGGATGATGTCGAGGTCGGAGCAAAAGGCCCTTCAACGACACATGGGGCTGCGGAAACAGCGGGACCAACTACACGTTTCTGTGAAGAGAGTAATGTCCACCACTCTTCTGGCGAGACTCGTGGAACGCGGGGTCGGTCTCAACGGCGATGGTGATGACGATTTTGATGTCGGCGGCGGCTACATCAAAAACGTTACGGAGATGGGTATCAGATACGATTTCAGATTGGATGTTGAATCTGAGTCGGAGAAATACGCATGGGTCATCTGGGCGTTTCCGCAGTCCGAGGAGGACTATTCGGATGGGAGCTTTAATCCGAGACAGCTTGCCAGCCAGCTCATGCGTGAGTTGTCCCCGGTTTTCCTGGCAGACTCGTGGACGCCCGATCTTTACTCTGAGGCCAAGATCACCTTCTGCTTTGTGGACTGGCAGCTCTTTGAATGTTTCTACCATCTGCTCAACGGGGCGAAGCTGAACAACCGCTTCTCTGCCATCCTGATTGACCAGGAGGCTCTCAACGTCCAGGAGGAGCGGATTCTTCCGTCTGCCAGTTTCCCCGACAGCACCAGCCTGTTTGATTTGCCGCCCGTAATGAGCATCACCCACGACAGCGCCGACGTTGCGGAGGAGATTACCGGCGAAGACTTTCTGATTTTTGATGAGGACGGGGAGGAATGAGGATTTGAACAAGAAGATTTTACATTGCCCTGAATGCGGTAGCCGCCTAATCGATTCCAGCCCGTCAACGATGTCAGAGCTGAAGTCGGAGGAAAAGATACCAACGAACTGGAACCCTGACTATTACCAGAAATGTTGGAAATGTGGGAAGCAGATCGGGATAAAGAAGGTAAGCTGATAACCTTGCACTGAGCACGATGCGAATGCGACATACGAGCCGGGCAGGTAGCTATTGAAAGTAGCTATCTGCCCGGCTTTTTTGCGTTCTACGACCGGACACGCCGTGTCCGTTTTTCGAAAATTTTCGGTGGTACAGTAAGTCCGGAAGCTGAAATTAAGCAGAAGGCTTCGTCAAAAAAACCTTATCTAATAGTGAGCGAGTTATAAAGCTCGGCACTATCAAGGCATAAGGAGATGGCCCCGAGCATGGCCTTAAACCGCTCCGTCCAGACCGTCGGTGAATTCCGGATATGTTCACCTCCGGCGGCGAGGGTGCAAATTGAATAGGCAGCCGACTCAGTGAACAGAGGAGGCACGGAACTGAAACGGAGAACCGACAACGGCTCTTTGGTTCGGGCAGATTCGTGCACCCTTTTGGCAGTGGGCATTGACGGCTCTCCGTTTCGCAACGACGAAAAGGAGAGTCGAAAAATGTCAAAGAATGTAAGATTTAACCCTGAAACTGGCGCAAACGATTATTATTTCCCCTTGGAGATTAAGGACGACTCCGTGCTGACCTATGCGCGGGAGTACGGCTATGAGATCGGATGGGCGAGGCTCGGTTTCCGCAAGTTCCTGGCGGCCTTCGTGCCCTGCAAGGACCAGGTCACCGATTCTCACGGGAGGATTACTTTCCTCAACACCCCGGCTGACGTTCAGCGCCGCCGTTATCTCGCCTACATCAAGGGCGAGATGGACGAGCAGGAGGACGCCAAGCAGGACGGCCGCTGCAACATCCCTGACGGTCGCGGCGGCATCAAGCGGTGCCCCTGCCGTATTGCCAATCCCGACTACGTTCCTGGTGGGGACAAGCCCAAGACCATCCCCGTCAAGTGCGAGGGCTGCATTTATGAGCAGTTCCGCCAGGCGCATACGACCATCACGCTTTCCAGCCTGGACAGCGAAAACGATGACGGTGAGGTGACCACCTATGAGGTCGCCGCGCCCCGGAGCTATTTCGCCGCTGACCGTTATGAGGAGATCAAGAAGCAGTTCCTGGATTTCGTCAAGGAGCGGAACGCCAAGCTGCTGCCGCTGGCGGAACTGCTGACGGATGAACTCACCAAGAGCGAGGCGTCCAGGGAGCTTGGCGATGCCTGGAGTACCGTCACTTCCCGCACGGAGAAGCTGAAGGAACTGGTGACCGAATTCCTCGACAACCTCATTTCCATCTAAGGCACATACGCATCATGCCCCGGAGTCAATACGGCTCCGGGGCTTTCTCTGCCGCCCTACCTGATAACGATTCAAACCTTTTCACGATAAACCGTTAAAAGGTGAATACCCCTCCCAGCAACTGCTGTCTGTCGCGCCGCCGGACAGGCAGTTTTTCCGCGTAAATCGGAGACATGAAAAAGGGCCTTCCGCCCGGAAAGCCCTTGATTTCAGCCACTTTTGGGGCAGTATGCCCCGGTATGTGTTGTATCAAAATTACCAAGAAAATAGATTATGTAATGGCGAATCCTCCCTTTAATGTGGATAAGGTCAAGGCGAAGGCCGCCTCTGATGCCGGACGCCTGCCCTTTGGCCTGCCCGGTGTCAACAAGGCCGAGGAAATCGGCAATGCAAACTATCTCTGGATTTCCTACTTCTATGCCTATCTGAACGAGCATGGAAGAGCGGGCTTTGTCATGGCATCTTCTGCTACGGACAGCCAGGGGAAGGATAAGGACATCCGTGAAAAGCTGATAGGCACCGGCCATGTGGATGTCATGATCAGCGTCGGGAACAATTTCTTCTATACGAAGAGTCTGCCCTGCACTCTCTGGTTTTTTGACAGAGGTAAACAGGAAGCCCTTCTGGATAAAGTGCTCTTCATTGATGCCCGGAACTATTATACCGTGGTGGATCGCACGCTGAATGAGTGGAGCGAATGGCAGCTGAAAAACCTCAATGCAATCGTCTGGCTCTATCGTGGCGAGGTTGAGAATTACCGTGATCTTCTGGAAGAGTACCATGCGGTGCTGGGCGAGGGAAGCTTTGCCGATATCCTGAGAACTCAGAACGAAACAGTAGAGGCTCTGCGGAAAGAGGCGAAAGAGGTCGTCGCCGCTGCGGACAAGAAGGAAAAGAAAAAGGTCCAGGCGGATTATGATGAGAAGATCGCCGAGCAGGAGGAGCTGCTTCAGGTGGCGAAGGAAGCGGTCTGGCTCTATGACAAGTTTGGCGACGGTGAGTACCAGGATGTTCCCGGCCTTTGCAAGATTGCGGATCGGGCGGAGATTGAGGACAAAGGCTGGTCTCTGACGCCCGGCGCCTATGTGGGCGTGGCACCCGTGGAGGATGACGGTGTAGATTTTCACCAGCGCATGGCGGAGATTCATCAGGAGTTGCTAAAGCTGCAGGCGGAAAGTAATAAACTGATGGAAACCATCTCCCAGAATATGAAGGAGATGGGGTTATGA